CAACATCATTGCCACCATCATAATAGACACGTAGAGTGCCAAACTTTTCTTTGTATTGAGCAATCGTTACAGAAGGTGGAGAGACTCCAATATAAAGATCTAGACGATTAAAAAGAATTTTATCAATTGTACTTACAATATTACGAATACGTGCAGCAAAAGTTTTGTTAATTTTCTCTCTCTCTTCATTACTTGGAGAAGCAAACTTTGCACCTTTGGGCAGTCGCTTTTCAAAATCTCTATATGGATTGAACTTTCTATAAATTGGATCTCTTACATATTTCCAATATAGTTGACGAAACTTTAGACGAAGCCTTTGCTTAGGATTAATTTCAGTATGCTTATGGTGCGACACATAGTCATCAATACACCCAAACAATGAATCGACAATGCTCATCCATCCAATTGGACAATCATTCCAACAACGTTGACTTTGTGGCAATAACTCTCCATTCTCATTAGTTGGAAACAAACGAGGATATTTTTTAAAGAGATACTCTTCAAATATATCACCATCCTCTATTTCACTTAGAATATGTTCTTTTAATTCTTCTACTGATTTATATTTCATATTTGTATGTTTATCACATGGACCGTCATTATAGCCATGACTTGCTAAAGCATCGCACTCTAGACAACTTTGGATGTTCATGTCCACATTTTTTGATAGTGTTTAACGATAGTGTTCATAGCCCACATATCTTTTTCTTCAATTAGCGCTTCAAGACGACGAACCTCAGCATATGCTTCTTTATATGGCATACCATAAAGCTCTTCACAACTTCTCATTGTGCAATTGCCATTTTCCTCTTTAATGAAAAGATCATTGATTGCTTTTGAACTTGGTGTTGGATATGAAACTTCAAGATGTAGTTCAAGTCCTGGTCGCTCGGTTTTAATATAATTATAAACCTCACGAAGTTCATTATCAGTATTTTTAACACTATCAACATACTCTTGTGAGATATATCCCTTTTCAAGATCTTCAGTCCAATCAGTATGATCTTGAAGACCTTTTTCGTCTTCTACATAGTGTATTAGACAAGCAAAAAGCAAGTGTGGAATAAGCGTTACCTTGTCACACCATGTATTTGGAATAGTTTTTGTCAACCACTTTTGACGTGGATTAAAAAATGCAGATATTCTGTATCTCACATCCCACCAAAAAAAGCTGTTAAACAGCAATGATGGGTGTTTAAAGACTCTCAAAACGTTAGTTGTATATGTATCCATTATCATATTAGTATTCTTCTTTCCAAGTATCGTGTAGATTATATCTCAGCATACGATGAGATGCAAGTAAAAAATTAATTGGATCTTGTACACCAATGTTTCCATTATTACATTCTTCTACAATATATGCCGTTACCGCTTCTTCTAGTGCAAAGAGACGATGCGCTTCATTAACATAACGAGTAATTTTATCTGGCAATGCTGAATAAGAAAGATCTTCACCAGCGATTGGCACTCGCTCATAGATATCAAACAGCAGTTGACGCACTTCTGCTTCAGTGAGGTCAGATACAAATTCAATTGTAGTTTTCATCTCTAAATAGTCTATCAATCTTTTCTAAATTGTCAACTATAGAATCTTGTGACATTGTAATGTTTCGTGCAATATACATGCGATTACAGATATCTTTTAGAATCATAAGTTGAGTCAAAGAATCATATTTGTCGATTCTTTTTAAATCTTTTTTATCGGGTACAGTTGTCATAATCATATTTTATCAGAGTTCCATTTCTCAATTGTTTTTAGAAATGCTTCAGCACGTTGGCGCGAGGTTGCGTGACATACAGAAAATCTACATGGTAGAGGATTTTCTAATCCGTCATTATTTTTAAATGTCACATCACAAAGCTCATCCTCAAAAAGTTCAGCTTGCTCAAAATCTAATGTTGCCTCCGCTTCATGCATTGCATTGAGGTCATTGCAATAGTCAGGGATTTCTTCATCAAATGTATGGTGTTTATATCCAACCACCACCCTTATAGTACCTTCGGTTACACCTATTGTCACATTTTTGTATCCACACGCTTCTGCAATTGCGATGTTGATTTGTTCGTCTGTCATAATCATATTTTATCTGAGTTCCATTTCTTAATTGTTTTTAGAAATGCTTCAGCACGTTGGGCTGCGGTTGCACAAAAAAGATCAGGATACATTCCAGCTTCGGGACTCTCGATGTAACACATTTCCATACTTGTTTTAGGTAAGGTAATCCTATCGAGTTTATTTCCGTAGTTGTAAAGTTGTTCTTTTGTCAGCATCTTCTCCGCTTCGTGCATTGCGTTGAGGTCATTGAGGTAGTTGGGGAACTCTGGCTCCTTTGACCACCAGAAGGAGCCGTCTGGAGCATGAGTTTCGTTTTTCTCGTATTTCCATCCACACGCTTTCGCAATTGATATGTTGATTTGTTCGTTTGTCATAATCATATTTTATTGTTTTTTCCAAACCCAACGCTTTGGTTTCTTTGATTCCAAATACGCTTCACGATCTCTGTCAGCTTGGCAACCTTGTGGTCCTCTGCAAGCACTTCTCAAAACTCCGTATTTTAAACACGAGCATTCATAAGTGACTTTAGGTTTTTTATTCATATTTTATTAGAGTTCAATTACTGATAATCATTTAACCAAAAGAAGTCATAATCTCGATCATTGCGAATTACCACAAACTCTGAAGCGCCTCGTTCGTATACTGAGGCAATTGACTTCTTGATATACTCCAATGACTCGTCAAATGCCATTTCATGCAATTTATGATTGCAATCTCTGTATTCAATAATTGTATCCGAATCATTCATAATCATATTTTACTTTTGTTCCTTCCATTGCCATTCTACTGATCCGCTGTTATCGACTTTCCATTCTGCATAGCCACGTTCTATAGCTTGTTTTTTGAGCGTGTCTCTTTGCCACAATGCAGCAAATGCTAGAATAATTGCACAAAAAAACATTACAGCTAAAAATATAAAAGGTCTTGTATCACTCATATTACCAGTGTCGTATTGTATTTGCCATAATGAAAAAGCAGGTAATCAAATTCACAATCCAAAAAATTGTTCTTACTATTGCAGCGGCATCAGACTCACGATCATTGTCGCTAATCTTTGATCCCATTGCTTTAGCCCATATTCTCCATAACTTCATATCAGCAAAGATTTCTCAATCCGTCTTGTTTAATTTCTTTTAATTCTTGCAACAGTTGCTGTGCTTTTTTTTCTAATGCTTCACGACAATAGTTGTATGTGCCGTCTGGTCGTTTACCATTCGACACAAGCGCAACAAACTCACGGAGTTTCATAGTTTCAAGCATATGGTAAATTTCAAGTGGACTTAGGTTGTTCATATCATCATTATACCAAAGTTCCTTCAAATGTAAATACTTAAATGTATCTTAATTTAAATTCACCATCGGAATAAATTTCCACATAAGAACATTGATGGTCGCAAAAAGATCCAGAGTTTATGTAAACGCATGTTTCAAATTGTTTTATTTCAGCATGATGTGTATGACCAGCAAGCAAGACATGATATTTCTTTCCATGTTTGTCTGCAAATTTTCGAGATACAATATCTTTGGCATCAATCCAAGATTTACTCAATCGTTTTAAAAACCTTGATGTTTTGTGAGATCTATCACATTTTTGAATCCAATAATAGAGTCCAGTAAAAAACCATGTTAAAAATGGTCGGTGTTTAATCCAGTAATCATACTTGTCACCATGTTCAAAAAAGAATCTTTTGTTATTGATTGTAGTCGCGTAATTTTCGAGAAGCTCCATTCCAGTAATCGCACTTAAAAATTCAGCATTGCTGTCATGATTCCCCTTGACAAGAACTACGTTATGACTCTTTGAAAGTTTGCGTATTTTTCCAAGAATTTTCCAGTCACGTTTATCATAACGTTTAAATGAATAGTTATCAAACAAATCGCCATTAATTATAAGTGTATTAAATTTTAAGTTTAGCACCCGTAAGACTTTTTCTTTTTGACTTACATCAGTACCTAAATGAATATCACTTATAACTAAAACTTCGATCATAGTTCCCAATATCTCCTGTGTACACTATCACCACACTGCTCGCAGTCATGCTCGTCAGTTTCCCAATTGTCTGGTTGAAAGCATTGAATCAAATCGTCGAGACTTACAGTGTGTTGTTTTAATTCTTTTTTAAACTGCTCACAAAGATAGTCTACAAACTCGTCAGTTTCTTCATCGGTAAGACAGGTTGGTTCATACTCACCACCAACAACTTTGTCATTGATTTCAGTACAGAATGTCGTACATCCTTCGCTAATTGTAATTTTATATTTCATTTGTCCCAAGAATAGCCAAAAAAGTTATGAATTGAAAACCAACCATATTTCAGTTTGGTTTGACGATGATAATCATTATAAGAAATCTTTGGTAAAAAATTATCTCTTTCTAATTGTAAATGCCAATAAATAAATCGAATGTTAATTAGTGTGTTGTCCATATTTTATATTTCATTTTAATAATTCTGGATTTTCAAAAATATTTCCAACTACTTCAATATCATCCTCCCCCCAAATTCCCCGAATATCATTTTTATTAATCCAAGTTAAAAAACACCCTTCATCAAAAATCACTTTGCCGACAAAGTTTTCATTTTCGTATTGGTCAGATGTCGCTTTTACAATATCTCCCTCATAAATCTCATCACCGTTTTTATCTTTGAGTCCAGTGTATTGTTGAGGAGTTATATCATCGAATGGAGCAATATCAACATAATTGCATTCCCCCTGACAATCATATGTCACCATATCATCTATAAAATTGATTGCTTTTAAATAGACAAATCTTTTTTCTTTTTTGTGCCAATAGCGAAATTTAATTTCTCTGCTCATAGTCTCGCTTTGATAAACTCTACAACATCTTCAAAGAAATATTCGTCATCATCATTCAAGCCATAATACTCTCTTGTTTGATAGTAGTTTTTAGTGACGATGCCCATCATGTCCATCTTGTTGTAATTATAGCGAGGTGGAAGATTATCAATCAATACATTGTCTTTGTCTGCGATAGGCATTGGAAGTGTGCCTTCGCCACCATAACCATGTGAAATGCTATACTGCTGAATGTCTTCGCGTGTGTAGATGTGATCGTTATCTAAACCAAACTCACCAAGTCGATTTAATTCGTGAGCATAGTCACGAGTAGCGCTTGTAAGAATATAAACGTTTTCTTTGCCTACGACACTGTTGTAGTATTCAAAGAGTCGCTTTGCGCACGGACGAATCATCGTACGATAGGTATGCATGTCTTCACTGAGTATAAACTCAACATACTCGCTAGGCGGCACGCTGTTTGCATATGTATGCAAGATACACTCATCTAAATCTTGGAATATTCTTTTAATCATAAATTAATCATCTAAAAATAAGTTATAGTTCGTAATCTCTAATCAAAAATGCTGGAGTTCTTTCCCCGACATAAGCACCTAATTGATTGAATTCATAATACTCAACAGCCTCTTCATAAGACATACCACCTTTTTGAAGTTTTTCAAGAACTAATTCTCTATCATATAGAATATAGGACTCTCCCCCAAATCTTTCAACAACTCCAATGATACAATCGTCGTATCCATCCATCTTGAGTAAATCTTCGTCCATTATTGGTCTTCTATTTTTTTGATAATAGCTTCAGTTCCTTGAATCATATCCACAACCTTATCATCTTCCATAACAAAAAGACGAGGAATTGATTTCACATTATTATCTTTAAAAAATTTAATGTCAACATCAGCATCTTTTATTTCAACTTTATCAAATAAATTTTTAGCTTTTAATTGAGATTTGATCATTTGGCACGGTCCGCACCATCCTGCACTTGCTAATATTAATTTACTCATTTGCTTTTTCTTTCTAAAAATAAAATCATAGTTTTCTCTTCCTTCTTTTGTCAGAGATTTTGATTTAATTTCATCTCCAGTAATTGGATTGGTTGTTGCCATAATTATTCAAAAATTTCTCTTCTTACCTTGGTTGTATATTCATCTTCAGAAGAGCAATTAAACACATAATCATAAAGCCAATCATTATCCCAACCAATCTCATCAGTCAACTCGGAATAAATAAGTTCTTGCGCTTCTTGAAGCTTAATTACCGCTTCTCTCGCTGCTTCTACTTTCGTCTGTTGTTCTTTGTTTAACTTCTTCATATCTTTCTTTTGATTGATTGTATGCAAGTGCAAGGTTTAATTTTTGTATTGTTTTTGGATTACACGGAAATGTTTTACCACGAAAGGTATATAGTTTTTCTTCTTCAGCTTTCATACCATCTATCTATTTTTTCTCTGTATTCTTTAATTAAAATTCTAATGTTGCTTAGAGCATGACCAAGATCATTTTCATCCATAATAGTCTCAGCAAGTTTACACTCACGATCAATATTGTCAATAAGCTTTTGTTCAACTGTTGGATATTTTTTACGATTCTCTCTGAACTGCACTTCCATTTCTTTGCGTTGAGCTGCGACCTTTGCTTTACTTTCTGCAAGTTCTTCATCGGTTAATTTTTGCGGCTCTTCATGTTTAACTAACTCGATATCACCAACCAACTTACCATCTTTAAAAAGTGCAGAATATTCTATCCATCCACGGACGAACCTCATCCACTCATCGCTATTTCCAGCATGATCATCGAGTTCATGATATTCTGGATGACTATAGCTTTCATAGAAGTGAATGTTTCCGCTAAAACATTCTTTCTCATACCACTCTGCTTCGACTACAAAGTGACCCATCGCAGCTATCTTTTCACTAAACGGTGCATCGTCTGCAACCTTTTTACCCTCTTCCCAACGACCTTCAACCTGCTTAAACCATAATTGGCCATTCCCATCAATCCTGTAAGTTGACATTGCTTGGTTTGGTGTGTCCTTTGTTTGAAAGGCAATATCACTCACTTTATCTCCCCAAAGAGAGATAACTGCATCTGGCAACTCTGGTAGAGTTGTTCCTACTCTTATATAATCGTACATTCCCATAATTTTTATTTTGTTAGTGATTGCGCTACAATTAAGCCTAAGTTGGATATAGCATATCCTCCCCACACTACTGCCCATGCATAATTTTGTTTATATGCATGAGCAATGCATACACAAGTATATAGTATAAAAGCTAAAAATACAACTATATTTTCAAATGTTAACTGCATATATGTTTAAATTGTGTGTTATAAGTCAAGTTCTGCTTGACCTGTTGTGCATATCTTAATCTAGTTTTTTATTAGTGAATTTTTTCTTATAAAACTCAACAGTTTCTTTTAAAGCATCGTCAAATTTTTTAAATTCTGATTTGTATGTCATTTTTTCTGATGCTATTGCGTATCTAAAATCATGTCCTTTACGATCTTCGACAAATTCAATTGCATCTTCAATCTTTTTATCACCGTTGTACAATATGTCAAGAATTTTTTTAATCAAATCTAAATTTGAATATTCAAAAGCTTCTGGAGAAGATACATTGTATACTTGACCAGACTCTCCTCGGTCGGCAATTTCAAGGATACACTTGTTGTGATCTTCAACAAAAATCCACTCTCTTACATTTTCTCCTTTACCATAAACTGGTATTTTTTTATCGTTTAATAAACTTTTAAGAATTGTTGGAATGAATTTTTCGTCATGTTGATTAGGACCAAAATTGTTACAGCATCTTGTAACAAGAATATCCATACCGAATGTTTGGTTAAATGCCAATGCTAGTAAATCAGATGCAGCTTTTGATGCTGAATACGGACTTCTTGGATTTAATGGTGTGCTTTCTAAAAATACTCCCTCGTTTGCTGGCAATTGTCCATATACTTCATCAGTCGAAATACAAATAATTCTAGCATCGGGATTATTAGTTTTCATGAATTCTAATAATTTAGAAGTTCCCACAACATTACTAGTTATAAAACTAGTGGGATCATTTATTGATCTATCTACATGAGATTCTGCTGCAAAATGAAAAACATAATCAAATTTTGTTTTGTTTAAAATTCCATTATAAAAGAAACTTTTATTACAATCTAGCTCACATATATCCATATGGATTTCTCTGTAATTATTATATTTTGAAAGTACCGAACCTGTTAATTTTCTGTGACCAATTCCCCATTTATCAATATTAAATATATCAACTTTTTTATAATTATCATTAATATATTCTATAAAATTGCTTCCAATAAAGCCACATCCTCCTGTAATTAGAACCGATTTTCCATTTAAATCAATCATAAGAATAATTTACCACCCTATTGCAAATTGTCAATCTCGTTGTAATTAAATTAAATAATTTTATGGAATATCAAGATGACAGTTTAGATGAAGTCGCTGATAGCATTATAGACCAACTTAAAAATCAGGGTCAAAATTTAAAAAATATTGAAAAAGATTATCCAGAACTTTCTCCAGAAGATGTCGATTCTTTTATTTTAAAATATGGATCAAAGGCTGTTATTGATCTTGCTGATGTACTGAAAGAGCAAGCGGATCTTGTAAAACAAACAGGAGACGAAAAACAAGTACTGGCATTGGCTGAATTGGCAAAATCATTTCAAGGAAATTTAGAAGTATTACAAAAGAGAAGCATTGCAAATAATAAAAATGACACTGCTGTAAAAATAAAACAAATGGATATTGATAGTAAAAAAGAATCTCAAGAACATGAAGAGATGACTCGGTTAACTATGAGCAGAGAAGAACTTTTTAAAATTATGATTCAACAAACAGCAGATGTTCAAAAAGAAAATAATAAAGTTATAGATATATAATTATTTTTTTATTCCCAGTTGACCAACGTTAGTACTCAATTCATACTCGACATTTTTAGTTTCGGTTTCAATTTTCAAGCTGCTTTTTCTTCTTTCAAAAGAATCATAAATATCACCCATTAAATCAGTTTCAACTTCTTCTCCGTTTATATCTACAACAACTCTAGAGTTTGATGATTTTGATGTGTTTTTAGATGAGTCGAATGAATTGTATGTTTTCTTATCATAAAATATTCTATAATTTTCATCTTCTAAATATGTTTTAACTTTTGAAAAAATATCAGAACTTATCTGTGTCAATACATTATAAAAAAATCTATCACGAACACAATAAGTGCCATATGCTTGACTTTGCCAAGATCCTGAATCTTCAGTGTCTATTCTATCTTGAGGTTTTTTATCTATCAACGGCAATGTATTATCAATACAAGAAGTTGGTATCATACCACTTCTAAAAACATTTTCTGTTATTGTACTTCCTTCAATGGATATATCTTGTAAAAATTTTGGAATTTTATTATACACATCAACAGTTTGTCCAATCGGAGCTGATGAATTTGGAACTATGGTAACATTAGAATTCGTCACTTCTATATTTCCACATCTTCCCATTATATCTGGTATGTTTTTAAAATATTTTTTATTTTTTGATAATTCTCTGGTATATTGACCCAATGGTCCTCCCAACAATTGATTTACATAATAACGAACGGTGAATATATCTAATTGAGAACCTTCAGAATCTAGCTTGTTTATAAATTTTTCAAGTTGATTAAGTCCTAATTCATAAACTTTTTTAAATTCTTCCATGAATTCTCTATCCTTGGAAGTAAACTCTGGAAATTCATTAAGATTCTTGATGTTTTCAAGATCTTCTTTTGTGAACTCTATAGCTCTTAATATTTCAACTTTATTTCGCATTGTGTTTATTTGTTATTCAGCATCATCGCTAACATTACTAGTTGGACCTATATATGTTTTTGTACAAAAAAATTGATTTCTATATAAATCAGCATAAAATATATGTTGAATTTCTGTTACCAACCATCTACCAAGTAATTTTTCATCACTTTTCCATTGTTCTTTTTTTGTTTTATATATATCTATGAATTTACCACTTTGTCTAAATGTATCTCCCAAATTGACAAATGTCGCTTGTAAATTATAAAATATCAAAGCGGCATTCATTTCAGCTTCAATTATCTTAACACTATCTTCAATTTGAAAAGGCATTCTATAATGCTTAAATTTCTCTGGTAATGTATTATTGAATACTAAACAGGGTTTTGGCTTACCACCTATTGAACTGAAAACATCAACAAACTTTTTCTTCCACTTGTCTTTTAATTTTTTAATATCTATTTTTTTAATTTTAGTTTCTCCCAAAATAGGATCATAACCATGCACTATTCTATTTACAAAAAAATTATTTGTAATATCATGAGATGGTGTTGAATATCCTATATTTCTACTACCCCCAATGTATGTTCCAGTCTCAGCGTCTGCAGGAGGGTTGTTTGGATTACTTGGATCAAATTCGCTGGTTAAATCTCCAATCGCAAAAGCATCCATTAAATTTTCTTTCTTTTTATTATCTTCAAACAATTTTGAAATTAATTGAAGATTGAATTTTTCTTTAGAATGATCCCATTGCAAAAATGCCTTTACATAAATATCATCCGCCTTTGCATAAAAAACTCGCAACAAATAATATACAAGATCTATATACCTCCAATTTAAAGGTGGTATGTATGATAATTCAAAATCTCCAGATTCCCAATCACCAATTTTATCTTCTCCTAAAAGTTCTTTAAAAATATCTTTTAAAATATCTCCAACTTTACCTGAAAATGTTTTTGCGTATGGTATTTTTTCTAAAAATGGTAATACTTTAGCATCAACTAAATTGAAAGTTTTAATATTTTCTAATCTATTGTCGGGATATCCAGCATTATCATCGCTAGTTATACAAAATGTGTTTTCATATTTTTCTTTTTTACCATCTTTGGCTTTGAACATTATTTTAAATTTGTCTCTGCCATCTCCTCTTATAAAATATTTATTTTCTACAAAATCATAAGGGTTAGCAATTGATATTGTACCAGATTCAAACGGTTCGAATATATTATCAACCAATGTCATTCCTTTAACAGCAGATTTCGTGAATTTAACTTCTTGACCATCCGAATTGGTCAATTTAAATTCACACTCAAATTCAGCATCGTTGATTTTAAAAATGTCAGCCATTAATAATGTCTCCCTCCGAAAATTGTAGAGTTAGTGATATCAACATATATGGAAGTTTTATATACAATTGGTATGTATGATATTTCCGTTCCTCCATTCACATAAAATGGTGCGCCATCGAATTTATCTTTATTAAGTAAATATATTATCCACCAACTTTTAATATCTCCATAAATTCTATATGATAGTGTTGTTAGTGGTGTTCTAGCTTGTACATTATAAAATTCTAAAAATTGGTTTCCTAATGTTGGAAATTCTATCTTTTTAAGAATATTATATGTATAAAATTCTTTATCATCTATAGATTGTTTGAATATTTTAAATATTCTTTCATAATCTTCGATGTTTAATGCGCTCAAAGATGTAATCTCATTTTGATATTGACCAGCGTCCACCATATTATTTTACCTTTTCCATAAAGTTTGATGGTTCTGCTGTCAATGGTTGCAGTCCCATGTTTATTTCATATGCTTCGGGCATGATAACTCCGTTGACCATTCTTTTAGTTCCTAATAAACGAACACTGAATGAACTACAGTAAGCCCATGGTATATAACGATATCCATATAATTTAGCTCTAAAAATTCTAGGAGGGTCCATTGATATGGCATCGTTTCTTTTGGGTCTGTTAATTTCAATTAATTTTTTAACCAATTCGTAATTTTTATTAAAATCAGAATTTAAAGTATTTGATAAAATAAAAGAAATATCCATCGCTCCTTCATTTGCAGAAGAATAATCATACATTTTTGGGGTTTCTATATATGACCCAGGGCTACCACCGCCCTTAAGACCTTCCATCAACGCACCCACCGCACCGCCTATATCTTTATTTTTAAAAGCACCTTCGGCTTTATTTATACCTTGATCACCGACCATTGCTGTTATTTGAGTAGCACCTCCAATATATTTTTGAGCTATGGTATCTAATGTAGATCCTATGCCACCGCTTCCTCCAAATCCATCTTGGAATGTATCTCCAAATTGATTATTGAAACTTCTAGCTTGATCACTGAAATATGGAAAATAAAAATCGTCTTCTAATTTTGCAGATTTGTATAAATCATTATAAAATTGTTCTGCTGATTTGTTGGCTACTTCTAAATAAGAAGTTAATCTATCTATAACTTGATTTGATACAATTCTATATGAACGCAATACCACTTTAGGAGCATCATTTCTTAAAGCAGCTCCTCTTGGTACACTCGTCCAATCATAATCTTTTACAACATTGTATTTACCCACAATATTATTTATCAACCAAGAGCATATACACTCCCAGCATATCCCATTCTATTATCACTTAATGATATTCTATTTTTACCACCATCTGACATCATAGGGATTGGTTGAGGAATAACAGATGCGCTACCACTTGAGCCATTCATTCTTTTCATTTCTTTAAGTGTCAAATTACCGATATTGACAAGCGCTTCTAAATATTTACATTGATTTAAACTAGCATGTTCAATAATTTGAGCAACACTTATAGCTTCATTGTTTTTAAATTCTGTTTGGTCATTTTTAGAATTTAGACCTTTTTCATTATTTGTTAATGTTTCATATTTGTTATTTGGAATTTCACCAGCTAAATTAATAATATCTTCAGAAAGTTTAACAAAGGCGTTAAGCATAACAGATTTAATATCGGGAATGATTCCTGAAAATATATCTTTTAAACTTTCTAAGTATGAAGAAAAAGAATCTGAAACTATTGGTTTTGCTGCATTAAAAACATCAACTATAATTGAACCAATACCCTTTAATGATTCTGATATTGTTGGTTTTGCTGCATTAAAAACATCAACTATAATTGAACCAATACCCTTTAATGATTCTGATATTGTTGGTTTTGCTGCATTAAAAACATCAACTATAATTGAACCAATACCCTTTAATGATTCTGATATTTTTGGTGATATTTTATCGAATGCGCTTGATAACATATTATATAAATTATCAACTCCCACAATCAGTGCTGATTCTATTTTTGGTAAAATTAAACTTATTTGGTTTGAAAATTTATCAAATATATCACTTGTGAATTTTTCAAGTTCTGGAAGTATTTCGGAAAACTTTTTAAATGCTGCATCAAATGCGTTTTTACCTAATGTTTTCAAAGAAGAAAACATATCACTTGCAAGACTTCCAAGACTTTCAAGACCAGAACCTATAGAATCTGCCATTTTAGAAAAGAATCCTTTGCTTTCCTCTTTTGGTATATTGTCATTTTTGTTTTTGGATGTTGGTTTAGGTGCGGAGACCGTTGCATTATCTCCAGTTTCTGCTCCAGTTTCATCCAATATACCAAACCATTCTAGAGGTTTTCTCAAGAAAGCTGGCAATTTGTGTAATTTACCTTTTATCCAATTCTTTAATCTATCTTTCCAACTTCCATCAGGAGATAATGATTTTTCATCTTCGGTTTCTCCTCCAAGTAACCAACCAGCTAACATATTGAAACCACTTACCAAAGGACCACCTCCAACAAAAGCAAGAACACCCTCTCCTAAAAGTTTAAATCCTTCTCCAATATTTCCACTTGTGAATGCATCCCACGCCATTCCAAATCTTTTTATGCCGCCCACAATAGGCAAGTTCATAGCATTATCAGATATGTATGTTCCAATTTGAGATATCCATCCTTTGATAGTTCCCATAACTCCACCTTCATTTATTTGGGCTTGTTGTTCTTCTTTGCTTGCAGATAAAAATGATGATAACCATTCATATCCTTTTATTAAAAACCCACCCCCTGGTACAATGGATATTAATCCATAAACAGTCTGTTTTAATCCTTCGCTCCAATTACCAGATCCAAAAGCATCCCAAGCCATTCCAAAGCGTTTAAGTGATCCAACTATAGGTATATATAATGCATTATCCCATATCCATTTACCCATGTTAGATGCCCAGCCCTTGATTGTTCCCAGAGCATTAGCATTGCTTAATGCACCTCCTTCAGCAAATGTTCCTTGGGATTCTAAAAATGCTTTTAATACATCGACACCTATTGATAATATAGGACCAACAAATGGAACAAAATTAGCCAATCCGCTCACTATTTCAAGCAATCCTGGAATTATTCTACCAGCCTTAAATTCTTTATAAGCGAAAAACAAACTAATTAATCCTCCAACATATGGAATTCTTTTTAAAGCTGTTAATGCAAATCTTTTCAAAAAGGTCGCGCCTAATAATTTCAACCCACCTATTAATCCAACCTTGCCTAAAACCTTCATTGCATCACCAGCAAATCCCACTTTTTCAAACAATGACGCTATTAAGGTAGGTATAGCTGCTCCAATTAATGCAACTCCACCGACAAGAGGTAATAAAAAGTCCAATAAATTAAAACCTTTTTTCTTATCTGGTGATACTGCAGTTTCTTTAGGTTTGTTTTGTCTTTCTAGTTTAGAAATTAATGTTTGTTGAGTTGTGTCTTCTTTTTGCTTTTTCTGATAAGCAAAAAAAGATTCATTAAACAATGAAAATACTTCTTTTAGTTTTTTCTTATCAGATCCTGATAAAGAAGAATCTTCTCTTTTTTTACCAAGAGAAGAGTTATTAATATTATTATCTATTAAATTTTGTTGAGTATTGGGTACGCCTTTTTCTTCTTGAATTTTTTCAAGATTGTTTAAGATTCGACCTATTGTTACTATGATATCACCTAGCTCCACATAATTATTTAGGATCAAGCATCAAAGAATGCGACATCAATATCAATTTGGTGAACTTCTCCATCAATTTCAACTTTAAGAACTTCAACTTCTTTTTGCTTTATATCTTGTATAAATTCAATAATTTGTTTGTTTATAGATAAAGGAAGATTGTTTACAATTTTGATACGATCTCTTACTGAAATTTCAGAAAATTGAACAGTATCTTCTCCAACGGTGAGTGATTTTATATATTTTACAAGTTCATATGTATATATTTCGCTCAAACTCTTACCGACATCTTTATCAGCTTCTTTTTTGAGAACATCAACACATGTCGAAATGACTTGATTTTCTGCTGTTAATGTCGGTACTTCTAAATCTATTTCAATACCTCCTGTAATTTTCTTGTTTAATGTATGTTTAATTTTTTTCAATTGCTCGACTACACCATTAAGCACATCGTATTGTTTATTTGAAATTTTTATAAAACTTCCCATACTATCAATTCTTAATTGAATTACAATTAATAATTTATCTATAATTTTTAAATCTTTATTATTGGTATTTTCAATAATAATATCATTTAGATTTTTTTGGAATTTTAATGGACCTACGATACCATCAGTTATTGTTGATATAATGTCTTTTTGTTGTTTGAATGTTAAAGATTCAGAATCTATTTTTTTACCAGTTGATAAAACATCAACTTTTATTTTATCATCTTTTAATTGTTCGATTTTATCAAGGAAGTTTTTTACATTATCGTCCATTCTTCTATTTACAAAATTGTATTAAAAATCAAGCGATGGTAAGTTTTTTTGTTGAGATTCTATTTCATCACTATATTTCTTTATATAAAAATTTACATCTTTTACATCAGAATTCATTAAAATATCAGCACTTATTCTTTTAGATATAAAAAATATAACATCTTGAAAATATTCTTTTGAATAATTTCCAAAAAGACTTTTTAAAAATAAAAATGGGTCGTTTGTATAAAAATTCAATTTAATATTTTCCAAAGCTTTATTTTCAAGTTTAAAAATTTTTGTTTTATCTTTTGATAAAATGTCTATCAAATTTGAAAATATTTTAGCTGGTAATTTATCAATAACCATTTTTTTATCATAAAAACTTAAATCTGATAAATTTAATGATACATTAGAAATGTTGATATTTTTTATAAGATTATATATCGGCATATTACCACCATCATATACAAAAGTGTTAGCTAATTGCAATTCGCAATTAAAATCATCATTTTCAAAATATAAACCGCTTTCTATTTCATCAGATAATTCATTTAATAAATAAGATATTTGAAGATTTAGTTGTTTTCCATTGGGATTGAAAGTTAATGTATCATTCACATGATATTCCCAAAATTTCAATATGGTTTTGAATTTTTGATATACATTATCTCCTTCAAATTCATTAAAAAAATCACAAAGTTTTTGATTTTGATTTGTATCTATAATTTCTGCGACTTCTTTTAATTTTAAAAAAGTTAGTCTCATATTATATTAATTATAACTGTTCGTAATTTTGACAAGCAAATGTTATAGATTTTATTTTAAAATCGGTATTGTCGTAATTTAAAGTAAATCCTTCAACCGCTGTCGGAAATGCTTTTTTAAATCTAAATCCTTTTCTAAATTGACCTTTGTTTGTATATTGTTTAATTTCAACCGTTCCTTTTAAACTAGAACCAGTTTCAACCAATCCTTTGATGCCCAATGCTATCATCCAAGGTCTGAAATAATTATGTTCTAAATCTTGATTGGTTTCTAATATATTAATAGTAACATTTCTGCTTAAAAAATCACTTCTAGATTCTAAACCATAACCAGGTAAAAAACCTCCAGTATTACCCATGCTCATAGGCGTAAATGAAGATGACTCGTTTGGTAATTGAACTTCTTGAGCTACCAACAAATTACCATTTTTAATCATATCTCTAGGAGACATTTTAGCTTGCCATTTTTCACCAGCTCGTGATAATACTGAATTTATAGATCCTGTACCTACACCATCAACAGTAACTGTCCAAAAAACAGGGAGACTAAGGCAAAACTTAGACTCCCTGCTAAAAGCATTTAAAAAATCATTTATCTGTACGCCCATAGATATATTTAGGCGAATGGATTAAACGCTAAAATCTTTATAAAAATGATAACTAAATGTAGATGTGAATGATACAATTTCACCAGTGCCTTCAGCAATGTTATAAGTTAAATCTCCGATTTGTCTTATACCAACGCCGATTAATTGTATAGTTTTAACGATTTGTAAAGGTTGTCCGCTTGTAGCACCTGATTCTCTTGTGCAAGGAATTGAAAGAACATCAAGAGTGAGTGTGCTTTCTGGTCCTGGCATACATAAGTTAGCAGTTGTATCTTCGTTATTAAATGCCACTCTGGATGCTTTTTCAAGTTTAGTTCTTAAATCAAGATTTTGATCACAATAAAAATCTATACTATAACCTTCAGCATTTGCATAAGTTGCTCTTCCACCAAGGTTAAATTGCTGACCTGCATAGCTCACAGTCTTATTTTCGATTGTTCTTCCTGGAAGAATACCTGACTTAGCATAAATCAAATCAGTTTCTCCATTCAAGTTGAGACCTGGGAGTGTGATTTGTTTTATTCTAAAAAGGAAATCTCTTGAGAATTGTTTTTGTGCGGCTTGCGAAAAGAAGGTTTCAATATTTGCTGGCATGTAATTATTTAGTCTAGACGCAATAAAAAATGAAATACTATAAAAATTTTAATAGATATTATTGATTTACTGCGGCTATTTCACTAAATAATTAAATGGGAATAAAATATTCATTAAGTGAAAACGATTTAATAAAAATTAAAGAAAATTATGGTAAAATGCCAAATAAAGATCTTTTAAAAATTTTAGACAATGATTGCAGTGTGGGGATTTTAACGCATACTGCGAAAAAATTAGGAGTTCGCACAAAGCGCGATGTTGTTATAAGAGTTCAATTATCTGAAACATATGATAAAATTATAGAAATTTTAAATATAATAGAAGATAAAAAAGCATATTCATTAGAACATGCCACGCAATTAGGGAAACTGCACATATCAACATTTTTAAAATCTATCAAAAAATATCCAAAACTTTTAGAACAATATAATAAAATAAAATGGAATGATGTTTTTGATTTAAAATGTTCTGTGTGTAATTCTTTATTAACTTTAGATAATTATAGAAGATTGAATAATATTACCTGTTCAAGAGGTGCTAATAAGAATAGATTTAGAAAATGTGATGCTTGCCATACCCTATCAAATAGGGTCATAGACACACCCGTTAAAAAAATAGGACTTATATTTTCTTCGGCTAAATCGAGAGCTAAAATGAAAAATATGGATTTTACAATTACAAAAAATGATATAATAAAAATGGCAAACGATCAAAATTCGAAATGTTATTACACTGGAGATATTATGGAATATGAAATAGGGAATCCAAAAATGATATCTATTGATAGACTGGATAGTTCCAAAGGATATACATTAGATAATATATGCCTTGCAACTTGGGAAATTAATAAGATGAAAGCTGATATAAATTTCGGCAGATTCCTAGAAATCTGCCGAAAAATAAATTCAAACTTTAAATCTGATTAATTTATACGATTTCGTTAAAGTTAGCATCTGTGCGAGTCGCTGTGAATGTTACTAATATGAATTCAGCTGCTCTGGTTGGTTTAATTAAGATATCAGCTCTCAACTCATTGTTATCAATAACTTCGGGAGTATTAACTCGCTCATCAGCTACGATGAGATAATCGTATAATCCTTGATTTTGTTTAGCAAACTCAAGCAATGGAGTGATTGTGTTTACAAATCTTGTTCTGGTGAACTCAGTGTTTGGTTCGAATAAGAAATATTTGGATGCTTTCTTAACTGGTCTTTCAAGTGCTAAGAAGAGTCTTCTTACGTTGATTCTATCAAAGGCGCTTGGTTTGCGGCTAAGAGTTTTTTGACCCATTACAACCATACCGTCACTTGCACTGAAATATACAGGGTTGATATTAACTTTATATAATTCATCGCGTTGCTTTTGATTTGGATTAACTGCTAAATCAAGTGCTGATGTTGTAAGAACACCTCTGTTGAATCCAGCTGGAGCGATCCAAGGGAATTCATTAGCATCGGTTCTTGCCATTACTGCAGCTGCGTGTGGAGATAAAGGCATCCAATACTTGTCACCAGTGAAATCGTCATATGTTTGAACCCAGTTACCATAAACTGCAGCATATGATGTGTTGGTTAATGACAATTGGTGTCTGATTGGCCAATAAACATCTGTTTGGAATGTTCTAGTTCTGTCTGAAAGAATCTTTGTATTCTTACCTGTTACCAAGAAGTGTCTAATTGGATCTGCTATGAACATACAATCTCCTCTACCACCAGTGTTGCTAGGAAGATTACAGAAGTTTTCAAATTGATTGAACACTGCTGTGTAGTTTGCTCTCAAATTAGTAGCTGAAAGATTATTATCTATCGGCTGTGATGTTCTCATTGAATCAACGTTTGTTTTTATAGTGTTATTGTAGAGAGTTTCATCATAGAATGGTGTTTGAGCAGCACACGCCATGGTGAATATTGTTCCTAACCCACCTTCAACTACAAGATCAATGTCGTAAATTTCATCATTTTTAACTGATTCTAATGCACGATTTATTTTAGTTGGAACATTTCCTACAATTTTCTGTCTGATTACAGTATTGCTAAATGCTCCAAGTGGAGTGAGAGCATCAGCATAACCGATGTCAGCGGATAGTGATTGTATAGTAGAAAGGCTTATAGTACTATTGTTTCCAGATCCTGGAAGATCTACAGACAATATTGAATAATTTGTTACCATTCCTTGTGTCAAGACACGTATTCTCTTTTGTGGAATACCGCTTGAATTCAAGCTTGTTTGGCGGAACTTATTAGAAATGAATGGGTTTACCATTATTTCAACATTTCTGCTGTTTGTATCGACAGATTCTAAGAAGAATGGAACCGCTGGTCCTCCAGAAGGATTCAATTGAGTTCTGAAAGTGTCGATAGATCCTACAATCGCATCATCAAGGACATAATCAAGCTTGAATGATTCGGTAGCGTATGTACTCTTACGAAGTTTGAAAACTGCAACATTTAGAAGGTCATCATCTTCACGACCATCAATATTATAGTTTGTAAGTTTTTCCATTATTTCAGAAACACTGTTAGCAGTTCCACCTGGGGTTGAACTGAGGCCAAACTCAAGTGTTCCAGTGGGAACATCTGTGTAAGTAATGTTGTTTGGTGTTGAAACAAAGTTACCACTCAAGCTGAGGGTCTTCACTCCGACGATAGCATCGAAATTTGTAGCTGGGTTGATGTTGGTATTATCTGCTATACCGACATAATATCCTTCAAATTGACTGTTGATTGTTGTTTGTGCTTTGTTGAAAACAATCAATCCAGCTCTACCAAGATCGGTAACTGCACTCAATTGGTTTCTTGATGAAAGACCAGTGTCTGACCAATCAAATAATGTTCCTTCAAGAGCTTGTCTGTATTGGGTTTCGGTTAAAGTTACATGAACAGGCTGTCCTAATACATATGTAGCGGCTGATAAGTCGAGAGTTGATGTTACAGCATCGTTGAAAATTGCTTTTGCTGGATAAACGAGAGCAGAAAATCTGCTTCCAAAACCGTCACCGCTTCCATCACCGTAAGGTAATCTGAAAGTATAAACATTCGCAGGTGAATTAAGAAGCTCTCTTACTGAGTAGTAGAAATAGCGTTCGGAGCTATTTGTAGGAGTTCCATAAATTTGTTCCAGTTCATCTCTTGTTGAGATCTTTATAACTTCATCAATTGGTCCTTGATTAGCAAATCCTGCTAAAAACACATTTGTTCCAACATTTTGAGGTATTCTTAAAGAAAGGTCGCGTTCTCTGATTTCAACACCTGGAGATTGTATAGTTCTAGTTGCCATATCTTTATTTATGTTTTTTCAAGTATTTTTTTTTAAATTAATCTATAGTTAACTTAAAAAGTTCTTGATCTATTAATTCTGTATGTAATTGACTGTACAAAAATACAAAACCACTAACCAATCTCATATCACCTCCAGGCTGATAATCATAATTCAAACCTTTTAAAGTTGTTGGGAATGCTTTCTTATAAGTAAATTTAATTCTTTTTTTACCATAATCATCCAATCCGTATATTGTTAGATCGGTTTGATAATCATTAAAATTAGCATCTATGCTGACATTTCTAGTATTATATTCCCCGCTTTTTTGATCATGTAATAAATTTAACCACTGATATATGCACCAATAGTTATTATATAATCCATCAACCGCAAAATTTACTTCAACGGGTGGATAACTATTTTTACTATGAGATGAAATATATAGTGTTGATCCAGCATATCTTGTTTCAATTCCAGGAACCGTTATGTCAGGAACACTTGTTCCAAATATTGAAAATTGAACATTGTCAGGTATTACAGTTTTATTATTTCTATTATGTTTTGTTGAAAATTCTTTTAAAATTGGCGGTACGTCAAAAACCAATAAAAATTTGTCCTTTGCTGCTTGATTCAGAGGGCTTTGTTTAATCTCTTGCATGATTAAAAGTATTTATCCATAAATTCTGTTTGTCCCGCATCTAAATCATATCTAGGATTTGTAAACCCACCTCCCAAGCCAACCCAGCCATCAGCTTGTAAATCTGCAATATCTGAATTTAATTCTGTTGAATTTCCAAAATATACGGGAGCTATTTGACTATTTTCAATACCATCAACCTGTTCGTTGGTATATATAGATGTTGAATTTTCAAAATATTTCAATCCAAAATTGTTGAGTGTTATTTTTGAAGGTTTTCCACAATCATCATATTCTTCAACTGTGAAATATTGTTCTATTAAATCATCATGCAATATCATCAAAGCCCAAATCATAGCCATTGTTCTATCATCATGCTTTCCAGAACTAGCTCCCCAACTATCATTGGGCAATTTAACAAAATCTTTAACAATTTCTTCTAAAGATTCTTTATTTCTAAATTGAACTGCTAATTTATCATTATAATAATATCTTGCATTTGCAACCGCATTATACTTTGTATTTCTAGAAGAAATCATACCAAGCAATTGTGTGCTTTTTCTACCAGCTAATTTACTACCCCAGGATACAATTTTATCCATATATCCCATATCCAAAGCCAATCTATCAACAACTTGTCCGCCTTGATTGTTTCTTTCTATACAAACCAAAGGTTTTCCCCAGTGACATAATATTTCATGTACTTTATTAGCAAATTCAGCTACTGGAATGGTGTTGTCATAATATTCAGCAACTTCAATTATTTCGTTTAAATCTGTTATATCTAATATTTTTATACAACTATAATCTCCACCAACGCCATCGGATGTATCAACACCAGCAACATATATCTTTTCGGGCTGAGGATGTTCAAATATTTTGTATTTTCCATCCATCAATACTTCAACAGGCTCTGAAAGAAATTGTTTCATTTTATTGTATGCATCTTCTGTCATTGAGCCAGTACCTGCATTCATAAATTTACAATTAAATTCTTGCTCCCATTTATCTTCAGAAGCTAACCCACCTTTGATTTCCTTTGCCCACTTTTCATCTCTTCCTGGAACTTCATGCCATAAAATTTTATCATGACTCCAATTGTTAGTGTTTTCAATTGCTCCTCTATATATATCATAAAAAAGATTGCCAGTTCCATTTGGAGTAGAACACATGAAAACTTTTGCTTTTTTAGAAGATGATACAATAGGAAATACAGATGCCCAAAAGGGGTCCATTAAGTGAGGTTCGATGAATGCACACTCATCAATTATGAGGCATTGGTGCGATAATACACCATTTACATAGTATCTATGAACATCTTCGATATCCAAAAAATCATATACCAACTCATTATTCTGATATGATTCAATATTGATAACTTTTATATTACCGTATAATGTATCACCTATTTTTATATTCCTTGCATATATCCAAATATTGTGGGTTAACATTATTTTATGCATGGGAGTGCAATCTAACGATAATCCATCATCAAGAGTGAATCTAATTTTGTCAGGATTTGTCCCGATCATTATGCCTCTAAAATCTTTGAAACCTACATCCGTTAAGATTTCAAATCTATTATTTTTGTAAGTTTTATGTGTTGTGAAATCGGCCATATTATTTTTTAAATCTTCCTATTATATAATTTTCAGGAATTTGTTCTTTATTCGCAAATCTTTTATTTTTTAAGGTTATAGGATCATGAGCAAAAACACTTCCTTTATTTAAATTTTTATGTGATTGTTTTCTATCAATTCCAGATCCTTTCACCCATCCGATTGGAATACTTTCTGTTTTGGATATTCTTTTAATTTCTTTAGATACTGGATTATGAATATAAATTTTACCTTTGCCTCTGAATTCACTTGCTTTCTTCGGATCATCTGAATATATTTTCAATTGTGCCTGTTTCATATTTTCAACAGCTTCTTTGGATCTCTTCATACCAACATGTTTCAATCTCATTTTTTCAATCTTTTCAGGATTTTTGTTTATCTTATCCATTCTAATTTTATGTTTTTCTGGATTTGTAACTATCCATTTTTTAATACCTTTCCCTAATTTTGCATTTCTCTCAGGATTATCATAACAAACCTCTCTCATTTTAATCATATGGTTAGGATCACTCCATAAAATTTTTGCAGATTTTGATAACTTCTCTCTAGCATAATCTGACCACTTAATCTGACTAACTCCCCCAGTTCTGATATTATAATTTGAAGGATCTTCGATAAAACTTTCTGTAACTAACCGAATCTCTTCTTCGATAGCCTCTTCATATGTTTCATAAAATTTCAAAATATCTTTTCTAAAATTTTCAATACCGTATTTATTAATCGACATCTTTATCAAAGAACCAGACCCCATATAACCATCTTCCAAATTATCAGTTTTATGAATTCCAATATATATTTTATTATTAATTAGATTTGTTATTTGGTAGATATAATTATATTTTCTCTCGATAGAACTTAATCTCATAATTATATTTAATGCATCATAATAGAAAAGACCGCATTTATACATTAACTAACAGTGTATGTATTTCATCACCATCGGATTTGATAATATCTGCCAATTCTTTCATAGATATATCACAAATCTGACCAGAAAATTTATCCCTCACAGTCACCATGGATTCGCCTACCACACATGATACACTTTGTCCACGAGCTGCAGTTCCTGTTGTTGTTGTAATGCTAATTCTGCTATTATTTTCAAGTTCCATACTTGTTTTAGCATACTCAACAACTGGAGATTTTAACCAGTTTGGTAACATTTCATATGCCATTCGAACACGACTAAAAATTTCAATAGCTGTTGATTCTTTATTAGCTACCAATAATATTCTCTGATCTGGAAAGAAATTCGCTATCCATAATATATAAATTGTCATCAAAGTACTCTTGCCTATCTGACGACTTGCTAATAAACAGAAGAATCTGTTTTCCATCATCTTTTTTAAAACTCTTTTTTGAGCTTTATATAATTTGATTTTTTTCTTACCATCATCAACATTCAATATAAAGAAATAATTTTCAGCAAAGTGTAAAATATTTTTAGAACATTTTTCTAATTCTGTTATTTGGTCTGGAGTATATGCAAATGAGCTGCCTTTAGATGGGAGATTTTGATTTCCCATGTAAAATTTTACATCTTCTTTCTTTGCCATCCTGTTTATTTATATAAAAAAGATAAATAACAATATGTTCAAAAAAGACATGCAACAAATCGGGGATGTTTATGGGGATGTTTTAAATTCCTTAAAGCATAATATCATCAAAGAAGATAAACAACCAGAAAATGCTTTTAATAGTGATTTTCCTAAACAAGATGGAGGACCGTCTGAAAAGGGAGGTTATAGTAAAGCATTGCATGATAATTGCGGAGGTGATTGCGATGTTTGTAAATGTGGGGATAGTAATCGTGAAGAAGATTCTGAAGAAACAACAACTGGATTTAATAACAAAGCTTTGGAATCAATCGTTTCAAAATTAGAAAACCCCGACTTAACTGCTGAACAAAGAGAATCTTTAGAGAAAAAGAAAAAAGAAATAGAATTGATGTTACAATCTGAAGAAGGAGAAGAAAATATTAAAGAAGAAAGTATAAAAAGTGGAAAAGAAATACTAAATAACATTATGACTAAAAAAACACTTAGTTTCGACAAATTGTATAAGTCCGTTCTTAATGAAAATTTCGGAATGGGTAATGAAGATGCTGAAAATGACATCAAAGGTCTTGGTCTTGATGACGAAATGTCAGATGATGAGATCGGTGATGAAGTTGACAGCGAAGGTGATGTAACCATCACACTTGATCGCGCAACCGCAGAAAAACTTTTAGATATTATCGGGGCTGCTATGGGTGAAACCGAATCAGAATCAGAAGGTGAAGCAGAAGGCGACGAACTTGATTTCGGTGGTGAAGACGAAGGTCCAGAGTTTGGTGAAGAAGACGAAGAAACTCTTGGAAAAGGTTCATCACTCACAGGAAAGAAGAACACCGTTGGTAAAGTAAAGCCAAAAGGTGGTAGCGCAAGTTCAGATGTCACTGATGAAGTTGGCGATGACGGCGATTATGGTCATGCAATTTTAAACGCAAAGCAACCTAACATGGGTACTGGTTCCAATAACAAAGTTGGTAACTACAAACAAGGTGCTGAGTACATAAGATAATTTAAACAAACCCAAAATAAAATATTAAAGGGAGTCTTTCGACTCCCTTTTTTATTAAATAATTACAGTGAAAACGTTCGATCAATTTTTCTTAGAATATGCTCATGATATGGCACTGGGAGGAGCTAAATTAGGAGTCCATCTCAATAAAAAAGGAGGAAACTTAACAATAGATCCCAGTGAAAGAAAAATTATGATGAAGCGACCTGAATATAAACCACAATTATCATTGGGTCAACAATTTGTAGGTAATATGTTTGCAGATATATTAATGAAATTGTTTAATTCAACCGAAAGTTATGATAACTTTCAAGAAAATAAAGTTCTAACTTGTAAAAACAGTGATCTGGGATTGCAATGTAGATATATCAATAATCAACCAGCAGCAGTTGTAATAAAAGTTAAATAATTTTATGGGATGTCCTGTAACACCATTATCATGTCTTGAGCCTTCAAATATCTTTGCTGGTATATTTTCACCAGCGTGTGGTGGATTTGCAGACCCTTCTAGATTTCAAGCTGAACGAGCTGTTTATAACAGCGGATTTAATGAACTAATTAATAATTTCGGAGTTGATGTTGATTATTATATACACACATATAATTTATCAGCAGCTAATAATTTTTATGGAGAACATACAACAGCTCCGTATTATGGACCTATAAAAGTACGTGCATATGTAGAATATGAACACAACTCAGTACCATTACAAGTTTATGGTTGGGAGCCTGATGATAGTGTTACAATGTATATACACATCAACACATTTATAACAGCTTATAAATCTTTAAGCGTATATCCAGCAAACGGTCAAAGAATAGAACCAAAAGCGGATGATGGTTTTATTTTAACTCCATTTGGGTGTGATAGACCTTATTCAAGAAGCCCTAAACATTTTGTTGTAACTCAGGTAATTGACGAAGATAGCTCAACTATCAATCCAATGGCGGGACATTATGTTTGGAAGATTAATGCTAAGAGATTTGATCACAGTTTTGAAGCTGGATTTAATCATGAAAATGATAATGTTCAAGTATACGATAATTCATTCAGTGGAGTTTTAAGTTCTTCTATAATTGAAAATGACGGAACTACACTTTCAGAACAAGTATCCAGCGCTGCAAAAACTTATAATTTTGATGTTGATGAATATGTTAAAGAAAAAATCTTTAATAACAAAGTTAATGACACATCAATTTATGGTGATTATTTTTAAATTATAAATTTTTTAGTATTTTTTCAATATTAAAAATTTCATTATAATCATCGTATGGACATTCATCAATCATTCCTGTAATGTCATAATCAAACAAATAAGAATTCGCGGAGCCTTCTAAATATGAATTTTCTGATAATATATTATTATGCAAAGAATAACCAAAAAGTTCTGGCTTTGTAATATTCCAAAATACGGTAGATTTCAACCCTAAAGCAGCAGATGCGTGTTGTAAGCATGAATCTATTAATAATCTTTTATCTGACCATAATAATAAACTTATAAGAACTTTTTTAGACATTTTTTGATCAATTCTTAAACAATTATTTAAAACTGGATGATTATCGTAACACACATGCATTATGTTATAATTTTCAGATAATACATTTACTAATTCTTGAGCAATCGCAGGATGTATATCTCTAGCCCAAGAGTATGGTAAACTTTGAGTAGCAGATCCAGCTCCCCCGAATGGTTGAAATATTAAAAGGGGTTTGTTATCTTTAAAGTTAATTAAAGTTCTAGATATTTCTTTTTCTCTAGAATTTAAATAAATTTGCGGAATTTCATTATTATATTCAACTCCTATCATATCGCACCATGTTTGAATCAAGTGTTTTTCTTTAGTGATATGCGATGTTTGTTTGTAAGGTTCTTGAGCAAAAATTTCAACATCTTTTTTATAAATAAAATCTCTATAAAAATATTGATTGCTTCCTAATCTTAATGATTTTTCAATTATTGGATTATTGTAAAATATTTCAGGATATGCACATGAAACTATAATTTTAGTTTCTGGATTTTTATTATGATATGCTTTTAAAACTGCTGATGCTGCTATGTGTTTACCGACCCCGCCTTCAATATGAAAAATCGCTGTTTCTGCCATAAAAATTAATTATTGTAATTTAAGTCAAAGTCAATAAGTAGATCTATGAAAGAAAAAGAAATATTTTTTATTAACGGAATGCCAAGATCTGGTTCGACACTGCTTTGTAATATATTAGCACAAAACCCAGAATTTCACGTCACAGCCACCAGCGGTTTATCTGAAATAGTCAAAGGGATACACGAATTCTGGAAAACAAGTCCGATAATCAAAGCATCAGAATCTCCAGAAAAACAATTAAGAATTATAAAAGATTTATTTCAATCTTATCATTCTGATACAGATAGACCCATAGTTTTTAATAAATCCAGAGCTTGGGCAGGATTGATCGAATTAGTTGAAAATTCATTAGATAGACCTATAAAAATAATAACCACGACTCGTGATATTCCTAGTGTATTAGCTTCTATGGAAAAACTTTATAGAAAAGAAATCAAAAATATCAATAGTCCTTTTCAATCTGGACCTCAAATGAGTACACTTGAAGGTAGATTAAATGTATGGGCAGCATCTGATGGCTTGGTTGGGGGAACTTATAATGCAATTTTAGATGCTATTTATAGAGGGCATCGTGATAAGTTTCATTTTGTAAATTATGAATTATTAACCAGAGATCCAAAAACCACAATGATAAATGTTTATCATTTTTTAGGAAAATCATATTACGATCATGATTTTACAAATGTACAACAATATACAAAAGAAAACGATGCTGAACACGGGTTTACGGATTTACATACAATAAGACCAAATATACAACCACAAATAGATGATAGTAGATCTATATTAGGAGGGTTATATGATAGATTTGGCAATTTTAATTATGAATTTTAGAGGAAATGTAATGGTATCTTTCTAAGAGATCCATTAACACCAATTACTAAATATTGGGCAATCGCACCCGCTGTTGCGGTAGTACTCAATGCAAATGATTCAGAACCTATTGAAATTTGATTTGAAGCACTGACAGTAGCAAAGTTACCAAATGCAATTGCGTTGCTCAATCCATTGGTGAGTGTATTTGAATTTCTACCTATTAAAATATTGCCATGTCCTGATAAGTTGGTAAATCCTGCGCATAGACCAACAAATATGTTATTGCTTCCGTAATTATTATAACCAGCACTTAAACCAATAGACAGTACATTACTTCCACTTAAAGTAGTGACATTATCGCTAATTGAAAAATTAGTACCTTGACTTCTTACAAGATAATTACTAGCAGATAATTGTAAAGAAGATGCGGTTAATGTTCCATAAATTGCTTGAGAAACTTGGAATGCGTTTGAAACATTTACTCTAGCGCCAAAACCACTGTTTCCTTGGAATGTTGTATATGTACTTTGCCAATTTGCGCTGTTGGCTGCTACAATTGTATAACTATTTTCCCAATCCGTGCTTAATGCAGTCATGGTTGCAAACGTGTTGTTCCAATTTGCACTGTTAGTTTGTGTTATTGTATGTGCTAAGTTCCATTGATTACTGTTACCACCACTAGCATACATTACAGAATTTGAACTTAAAGCTCCAGATACTGAGAGATTACCAATAATATTAAATCCAGACAATTCGAATTGTTTAATATCTATTACGCTTATATTAGCAGATAATACATTAAGTGTAGTTACATTAGCAACATTTATATTAGCAGTTAATGCATCGATTCTAGACATGTTTGAAGACAAAGCTTCAAAATATATAGAAGATATTCTATTATTAACTGTGAGATTGTTTATTTTGGCAGGGGTTCCTATAAATACTGTATTTCCAGAAGATGATATTGATATATTTTCTGTATTTAAAACTATTTGATTTGATTGTGTTGCGATTGCATTTGTTCCAATTATAATTGAACCACTCAATGAACTGAACGCAGGACTTAAAGTTCCTGAATTACTACCAATGAAAATATTTTCTGAACCGTTTTTATTATGAGTTCCAGAATACACACCCACTGCTATGTTTTTTTGTCCTGTAATGTTACAACTCCCAGCATAATGACCTATAAAAGCATTACATGTGCCTATTGTAGTTCTAAAACCAGCACCCGTTCCGAAAAAGTTATTTCTCCCACCTGATGTAACATAACGACCAGCGAGACTACCTATAAAGTTATTTACATCTGCTGTATTAATATAACCAGCAGCTGCGCCAATGAAATTATTGTCCGAGCCTGTTGATCGAGCCCCAGCAGCCGTTCCTATAAAATTATTATTATTACCTGTGGTATTGCAATAACCTGCACAAAATCCAATAAAATTATTATAATTAACTTGAGTATTTACACCAGCTTTAGTTCCTATAAAGTTATTATGATTTCCATAGGCGCTGTTTCTTCCAGCAGCAAAACCAAAGGAATTATTATAGAATCCATATGTGTTACCACACCCAGCATAACGTCCTATAAAGTTATTAAATCCGCCGATGGCGTTACAAGCACCAGAATGGTCGCCTATAAAATTATTAGAGCATCCAGTTGTATTACTACGACCAGAATTTTTACCAACAAAAAAGTTATAACATGCGGCAGATCCACCATTCACATCGCCATATGCTCTACTGTTAAATCCAGCACATTCTCCTAAAAATATGTTATGATTGGTTGATTGACAATTAATAAGAATAGTAGTTCCATTGTCGTAATAACTATATCTAGATCCTAAAGAATGACCAGCTTTAAATCCAATTGCTATGTTGCTTTGGGGAGCTATGTTAGCTTTTGGAGAAAACGGATTTGTGTACCCATAACCAGCTTTATAACCTATAAATGTATTGTTTGTAGGATTACTTGTATATTGAGATATATTACTACCAGCAGCGAAACCTATAAAATTATTATTAGATCCTGTGGTATTGCTGAAACCAGCACTTAATCCAATAAAATTATTATTAGATCCTGTGGTATTTTTAAAACCTGAGCTAAGACCTATGAATGTATTACTACATCCTGTGGTATTAAAAAACCCAGAATTTGATCCAATAAAATTATTTGAATTTCCAAATGTATTTGATCTACCAGCGTTATTTCCTATAAAGGTATTATAACAGCCACCTCTATTACAAAAGCCAGCGCGGTTTCCTATAGCAACATTAAGAGATCCTGATAAATTAGTATATCCAGATCTCACACCTATAAAGGTATTTGAAGATCCTGTTGTGCTATTTCTACCAGCATATCTGCCAATATTTGTATTGTCACTTCCTGTGGTATTTGATGTTCCTGCGCGATTGCCTATGAACGTATTCCCATCTCCAGAAGTATTGCATGCGCCAGCATAACAACCCATAAAATTATTAAAAGAGCCATTGTTATTTCGTCCAGCACCAAACCCCACAAAATTATTAAAAGTGCCTGTGTTATTTTCTCCAGCTGCATTTCCTATAAAAGTATTATGAGAGGCATTGTTTCTAAAACCAGCTCTAGATCCTATAAACGTATTCGAAGTTCCTGTTGTGTTTAGTAAACCAGATGAAAGACCTATGAATATGTTATTAGTTCCGCTTATAGCGTTGGTATGTGGTCTTATTCCTAATGAGGTTGATGTTGATTGAAATACATGACCACCTGATAATATAAGATTTGATGCTGTTAATGAACCGAATATGGTTTGGGATGTTGTAAAATTATTATTTCTATTAACTGTTGCAAACTGTCCACTGAGTTGAGAAAATCTACTTATTGAAAATAAACTTCCAGAAAGATAAGTTGTCAAAGAACTTAAAGCACCTACTCTTGTCACACCACTTTGCACAAGAGGTATTTGTTCAGATCCCTGATATGGTAAATTATTCAAGGGAAGTTGAGAAATTTTAACAGCCATGTCTTTATTTATTTAGTTTTTGTATAAATACTCCAATATATGAAAAAAATAAAATTATTAAAGGGATTACTACAAAAAGAAGAAAAAATACTCGATGCTTTTGAAGATTTACAAAATTTTTTGGATTCTACCGAAGATGAAGAGTTGTCTAGCATGGGAAATGAATTGCATGAATTGTTGATTGACTTTTTTCAAACCAATGATACATTAAACATATATGACATCCGAAATTTCGTCGAAGAAGAATACGAATCCAACTAATGTTTTAATTTTAGGAGCTGGTTACGTAGGAACAGAATTGTTCTCATGGGTCAATAAAGAAAAAAACAACTATTGGCTATATTCCAGAAAAAATCTAGATTACTCTGATCAATCAGTGTTGAGTAAGTTTTTACTTAATAACAAAATTGAGTATGTCATTAACTGTTCTGGATTTACTGGTAGACCAAATGTTGATGAAGGGGAAATTAAGAAAAAAGAGTGCTGGGAACTTAATGTCTTGCTGCCTTTAAAAATTAGTAAGATTTGCAAAGCTCTTAATATTAATTACATTCATATTTCATCGGGATGTATCTACTCTGGTTATGAAAAGGAATTTACTGAAGAAGATGCTCCTAATTTTGGATTGTATGATCATTCGTCTTTCTATTCAAAATCAAAACATGCATTTGAAACTCTGAATGATTATGGATGTACAATCCGTGTTAGAATGCCATTCGGTGATGATCTTCATGAAAGAAGTTTTATTACTAAAATCTTAAAATATGATAACTTAGTTAACTATAAAAACTCTAAGACATATCTTCCAGATCTCTGTAACTTTATCGAATATATTGTCGATAATAGTATTAATGCTAATAAGATAGGAGTAATTAATTTTGTAAATCCTGAAGCTAAAGATACAGAGTTTCTAGTTGAACGTATGAAAGTGTTTAATAGCTATCAAAACAAAAATTGGAAGTTTGTAGATATTAAAGATATTAATATTACAGCACCTAGATCCAATTGTGTTCTTTCTATTGATAAGTTAAAAAGTATGTTTCCTGACTTCCACATCGAAACAGAAGCAGATGCAATTGAAATGGCACTAACTAATATCTAATTTTATGAAAGCAATAATTTTAGCGGGAGGCAAGGGTACACGATTGTATCCATTAACACGTACTATCAGTAAACAACTATTGCCTGTTTATAATAAGCCAATGATCTACTATCCTCTTCAAACATTGAAGGATATGGGTATTAGAGAAATACTAATTATTACAGCAGATTCTCAACAATGTAGATTGTTTCAGAATCAACTCAGACATGGGGAACCGTATGGTTTAAAAATTGAATATGCTATTCAAGAAAATCCAGGGGGATTACCTGAAGCATTTATTATAGGTGAAAATTTCATTGGAAATGATGATGTCACTTTAATTCTAGGAGACAATGTCTTTATTACTAATTCAGAAATTAAAGCAATTCCAAACACCATATACACATATAAAGTGAAAAACCCATCTGCATATGGCGTTGCTGAAATCGACGACGAAGGTAAATTAATCAACATTATCGAAAAACCAGCAGAATATGTTAGCGATAAAGCGGTTGTTGGATTGTATGTTTTTACTAATATCGCTATTAAACTTGCGAAAGGATTGACACCTTCAAAAAGAGGAGAACTTGAAATTGTCGATCTTATTAAAAAAATAGACGATGCCGAAGGCATATCTGTTCAAGAATTTGAAGGTTTTTGGTTTGATTGTGGAACTCACAATGATTTGCTTGACTGTGCGAATTTAGTTGCTACAATTGAACATAGAACAAACAAAATTGTAGGATTATCAGAATGAATTTATGGATTGAAAAATATAGACCGCAAACATTAGATGATATGTGTTTGTTGGATAGTACAAGAGCCTTTTTCTCATCTTTTACCAATGAAATACCCCACTTCCTATTCACAGGAAATCCTGGTACTGGAAAAACTACCATTTCTAGAATAATTGTACAAGATATCTTAAAATGCGATTACTTGTATATAAATGCATCAGATGAAACTGGCATTGACAATATAAGAGTTAAAGTATCTGGATTTGTACAAACAAAAAGTTTTGATGGTGGTATCAAAGTTGTTGTTCTTGATGAAGCAGATGGTTTATCAAAAGAAGCTCAAAAATGTTTGCGTAATTTAATGGAAGATTATGCTAAAGTCGCTAGATTCATTTTAACAGCAAATTATCGTCACAAAATTATAGCTCCGTTACAATCTAGATGTCAAAGTGTAGATATTAGACCGACATTGAAGGGGGCTGTTAAAAGATGCTTATATGTTTTACAAAATGAAGACATTGACATACCTAAAGAACAAAATAAAGCATTAATCGATCTTGTTAAGAATTATTTCCCAGATCTTAGGAAATGTATCAATGAAATTCAGAAACACTCAATCGATGGTGTTTTAAATATCGATGGAAAAACAGATAACAACAGTTTATGTTCTTACATATGGACTGGTATTTTAAACAAATCATCATTACAAACTAGAAAATATTTGATTGAAAATGATCATTTGTTTGATAATGATTACGACCAGTTGCTTTCTAATCTTTTAAATTATATCTATGATTTAGAAGTCGATGAATTACAAAAAAAACAAGCTATCGTGCAAATTGCAGATAGCTTGTTTAGAAGTAGTAATGTGATTGACAAAGAGATCAATGCATTTGCATGTCTTTTGTCTTTAGAGAATATATTTTAAGCGGTTGCAGGAAGTGGAGGAGGAGTAGCAGCTGATTGTTGTGATCCACCAGCATTATAACCTTGCTTAAATGCACCGCCAATACCACCAGTAAATCCTGTGTCTTGAGCAGATTGCTTTTGACCAGCGGTTTGACCTTTGGCTTGCTCAAGTCTGTTCATTATTTGGGCAAGTGACATATTAGTAACATCGCCTCTTAAATCAATTAAACCTTTGTTTTGAGCTGCTTGAACTAAATCAATCAAGTCCATAGCAGATTTTGAAGCATTTTCAATTGCTTGAGCTTGTTCTTTATCTGCTGCTGCTGTATTGTAAAGATTTCCAACATTTTGAGCAGCTTGACCAGCGGCTGCTTTTACGCCAGAACCAACTTGACCGACTTTTTGAGCGGTTGTTTGTCCAGCTTGCTTAACGGCATCTACAGCCCCTCTACCAGCTGCTGCAAGACCCCTACCAGCTGCTGAACCAACAGCACCTATACCAGAAGCAACTCTACCAGCGGCTTGTCCCAAAGCTCCTAAAATTTCTTCTATAACTTGAGCTTCTTCAAGTGTCATGTGAGGGAGTCTTTTCTGAATTTCAGCAATTGTCATATGAGGTGCTGATTCTTGAAAAAGTTGAGCTGTATATGCTTCAGCGAGAAGCGCTTGATCTAATTTTGTTATTCTAGCCATATTATTATTTATGCGGTTAAGGTATTTTTTTTAAATAATCTAAAATTAAATTGTACATTTCTTGGGTGTGTTTGTTTATATCACCTCCAAATACTTTAGACACATCTTTACCAACATCATATGCAACAGATTTTGCAAATTCATGCTGTTTATTTGTTTGCTTTAAAGAAGATTTAGAAAAAGCTCCAACTACTTTAGATCCAAGTCTTCTAATAAGACCTTCTTCTACGAGAGATTCTTTATATGCTTCGGCTATTTTTTGATTTTCGTTTATCATAATAATATAATTTTAAGAAGCGTATGCTACAACTTCAATATCTTTACCTCCTGGATTTCTTCCAAGATTTTCAAAATTAAATGAAATCATACTGTTTTCAATTTCTTGTTCTTCATCAAATGGATCTCCACTTGTTGATTTTCTTCTAAAAGATAACATTTTCTGTGCGCTATGACCAGGATGATGATGAGCTTTTGATATGTCTATATCATTGGTAACAGCATCTAAGTCAAATCCAAGTTCATCCAATGCACTGGTGACAGCTCTCAATGCTTGTCCAGCGGTTTCAAAACGAGCGTTTCCATCTAAACCATAAATTGTCAATTTATTTGTAATTTGATGTCTTTCTGAATCAGAAATTCTGGTTGGATTACTGGCAGCTTCATACAACATGCCAAGCATTTGATTATCTTTCTTTAATGTAGTGCTTTCTGGAAGTTTATATTCTGTTGGGGTGGCTTTCCCATTACCTTTGTCAGTTTTTCTGGTGATATGATTATTATCAATATTAACCACTTCTGGTTTTATTGTAATTTTGTCTTTTCTCTTCCACTCATCAGGAATTGGGCTTAAATTGATGTCATCTGATGGGATTTTGTCAACCATATCAGAAGAAACTGTAACTTTACCATAAATTCTGGTTCCACCTTGGTCCGCAGCGATTGTTAATACATAATTATCTGATGTTTTGAATTGATTGCCAGCACTGGCTCCAGATAGCTTATCTCCAACTTGAACCACCTTTATATTCAACCCACATGTTGCTAAATCGTCAACTTCTTTTTGTAATTCTGTTGACATTGCCTTGTAAGCATCGCATGATTTATAGTTAGGTCTGAATTTAACAAGATCGCCAGTAAGATAATCATGACGAGCTACAACAGACTCAAAAATTGCATCAAATAATTTTCCCATGCAAATTATTTAGTTAAAATGATAAATAAAGTTATGAATTTCAATAAACTTTGTGAAGTAATACTTGAAGCAAAAGGAACCAGACCAGGTCAAGCTTATAAAACCGCTAAGGAAACAACAGCTCCTATGGGATTTAGCGGGAGTTCGGCTGGATTTGGGGGAACTCAAGAAAAAAGAACACAACTGGATCGTTGGGAATGGTCAAATGAAATAACAGCAGATCCAGAGACCAAAGGAGGTAGCGGCGAAGGATTACGCGCAATGAAAAGATTTTACAAAGTTTTAAACAACGCATTTCGCTTGTTAGAAAACGACACCGATTTTAGTAAGAGAGTTTTATCAATGTCAAATGATATGGATAAGAAAAGACAATCTTATGGAAGAATCACAGTTGAAGATGAGAATGGAAAAATGAAAACATTCGATGAGGAGAATGTGATGAAAATATTTCCTGGAAATATTGCAAAGTATGCTGGCGAAGAAGAAACAAGAAGAGCGAAAATATCATATTTGGAAACAGTTAAAAAGAATACTGAAAAACCAAAAGAGATAGAAGCAATTGATAGAGAACTTCAAGAAATAGAAGCAGAGCGTCAAGAATATGAAAATAAATTAAACACCGCTCAAAATATATATAATCAAGTCTTAGAAAGAACCAATGAAATTGAAGAAGTCAATAAATCATTGAATGATCAAAAGATGGAAGCTTTTAAATATTATCTAAAATCAACAGCGGAACAGTTGCTGTTAGATAATGAACAGAAGCTTGCTGATGAAAGCAAATTGCAAGATTTGTTTCAATTAGATTGGGAAAGCACACCAAAGGGTATGCAAGAAAAAATGAACATGTTAAGAGCTTTAGCTTCTGAAGATTCAACTATAAATCCAATTCTTGCATATTTGGATATTTATGATACTCGATACTCTGAAAGAGAAGCTGAATTAAGGGATCAAGAACTCAACGCAAATGTTAATATAACCAAAGTTAGAGATTATAATTCTTTACCATTTGTACAATTGGTCAACTTGTACAATAATATGAAATATAATGAAAAGTTTGGATTCAAACCTCATAAATTAGCTCCAGTTGCTATGGACTCTGATGAAAAATCAGATGGAGCATATATTGAATTGAAAAAAGTATTAGATTCAATCAATAATGAAGAAACATGGACAAGTAAAATTATCAAAAATAAAAAATATATCGAAGATTTAATTGACATGTTATCACTTACAGATTCACAGAGACAAAATATCAAAGGATATACAAAAACTATGTGGAGTGATGCAACTGGTAGAACAAAAATCAACACAGCTCAACTTATGCTTCAAGAACTCAACAAATATAGGAAGCAATTATCTGAAAATGTTTCAAATTCATTCGATTCTTATATATCATCCATAATGGAATCCATGGAGTTTGATCATGACGATTATGAAATCGATATGATCGAATTACTAGAAAAAAAATCAACTAAATGTACTGGTCCAACTAAAAAAGCCAGCAGTGATAGAAAAGGTAAAAAGTGGACAAAATGCGCTCGCCAATCAGATGGTTCTTATAAAAGAATTCATTGGGGACAAGCTGGAGTTCGTGTAACTGGTAAATCAGGAAACACCAAGAGAAAAAAAAGCTTTAAAAAACGCCACGGATGTTCATCCGCTAAAGCAGGAACACCAAAAGCCATGGCGTGTAAAGATTGGGCGTGATGTTAATTAATTTAAAATTATGAATGAATTTGATCAACTATATAATCTTCTTCTTGAGAAATATAAACCAAAAAAGAAGAAAAAAGTATCTAAATTAAGAGCTAAATGCCAAGCTAAAGCAAAATCTAAATACGATGTCTGGCCTAGTGCATATGCTTCAGGGTACGTCCAGAAATGTGTCAAAAGAAAAGGCAAAATGAACTAATATGAATTCTTCAACAAAATTAACCCAAATTGAAATATTAGAAAACCTCAGAGATTGGTTTGCTCCTCATGTGGATAAAAAAGGTCGCAAATTCAAAGGATGGATAAATTGCAAAACTGGTGGTCCTTGTGGTAGAAAAGATACATCAAAAGGATCATATCCAGCATGTAGACCCACTAAAGCACAATGTGCTAAAATTAAAGGTAAAATGTATAAAAAGAAAAGTTCTGCTAGAGTTCGTTGGAAAAAGAAAGCTGATTGATCTAATGCATTAAATATCTTTAATGGCAATTAAAATTAAATCTCTTGAAGCTAATTCATTAGACAAAACATCTTTAGATAATGGCTATTTATATAAAGATTTAGCGTTGGATCTTAATCCCGCATATTCTTATAATAGTCAACTCAATAGAAAAGAATTTTTAAAAGACGTTCAAGCATCTTATGATGTTCAAGCTATAAAAAATAGTATAGTTAATGCTTTTTTAACAGCTCCTGGTGATAAAATATTAAATCCAACATACGGAATTGATTTAAGACGATTTTTATTTGAACCCATTGATGATTTCACAACTGAAATTATTAAAGATGATATTCAAACCAATCTTCCATTGATGGAACCTAGAATAACCATCGATAATATCTACATCTACCCAGATGAAGAAGAAAATCAATACGATATAGAGTTACAAATAAACGTTCCCAGTTTAGGTGTTTATGGATTGAACATAAAATCTAGACTTAATTCTTCAGGATATACTATTTTATAACTTCTCCCATTAAATATTTTTTAAAATGAGTGATACAAAAACATTAGAATACAATTTACCAACGGATGCTTATATAAATTTCGATGCGGTATCTTTAAAGAATTTTATCATTCAGAGATTGAATGAAAGTTCAAAATTCACTGATCAAAACTATGAAGGAAGTAATTTATCATCATTGATTGATATCATTGCTTATACCACTCACGTTTTGATGTTTTATCTCAATCAAACAAGTTCAGAATCTTTATTCACACAATCATCGATTTATGAAAACATGAATCGTATTATTAAACTCGTTGGATACAACCCAACAGGAAAGCAAACATCTCAAGTACCAGTTAATTGCACAGCTAAATCAACATTACCAGCTGGTAGTTATTATTTGAAAAAATATAGTTACTTTCTAGTGGATAATATTCAATATACAATATTGGATGATTTCTTTTTTGAAAAAGTAACCAACAGTGATGAAACTATAACAACGATAAATGATAATTTAATTTTATATCAAGGAAGTGTCGGAGAATATCCAACTTACACATCAGAAGGTTTGGAATTCGAAACGTTTCCAATAGTTGTTGATAATTTAGTCGATTCAAACAGCGTTAATTTTATAGCAGATGGTACAATTTCAGTTTATGTAAAAGAAAAAGACACAGAAACTTGGTTTGAATATTCAAAAGTTAATACTATATTTTTCTCAAGTGCTAATGAAAAAATATATGAACTGAGATTGAATGAAAATGGCCATTATGAAATAAAATTCGGTAACGATACATTCGGTAGAAAATTAGAACAAGGCGATGAAGTAAAAGTAATGTATTTGTTGAGTGATGGTAACGCAGGAACCATTAGTAAAAATGTAATTAACGGAAATAAGCTGTTCAATTATTCTTCCAGCACATTTAATCAAATATATGATGATGTATATAATCAAACATCAACTTTAATAACTAAAGATAAAAGTTCATTATTAACTTTTGTAAACCCTTTAAACTCAACTGCGATCAGCGATGCTGAAAGTGTAGAAGATCTTAAAAATAATGTACCATTTTTAATTTCATCTCAATATAGATTAGTAAGTGAACAAGATTATGAAATTTATTTGAAGAAAAGCATTCCAAATATTTTAAAATCCGTAAAAGTTGCAAATAATGATAAATTTTTGGAAGAGTATATACAATATTTTTATGATATATGTGTAAATCCAAATAAAGTAAACAGAGTTTTATTAAATCAAGTTAACTTTGCCGATAGTTGCGATTTTAATAATGTTAATATATTCTGCGTTCCAGATTTTACTATAAGTGTTGATGAATCTTATCCAACATATCTACCAAATAGCTTTAAAAATTTAATTAAAGATTTAACAAATGATAAAAAGATGTTAAGTCATGAAATAATTCCACGAGATCCTGTTTATATGGCATTCGATGTTGGATATTCATCAAAACCCGCTTCTAAAAATGCATATTTTGATAGTAAAATAGTAGCTACATTAGATAAAAATACCAGAATCAGCAAACAAACTATAAAAGAAGCGATTAGAAATAAAATAGTCGATTTCTTCAAAGCGGACAGCAATCAACTCGGTGGTATTATGAATTTATCCACTTTAACAAGCGATATTTTAAATATTGAAGGTGTTAATTTAATACAAACTGTAAACAGTGCGGAAAATGCTACACTCAACGGTTTATCTTTTGTAACATGGAATCCAGTTTTTGAAGGGGTTGATTCTGAATTCGTAAATCAAAATACAACAATGCCATTTTTTAAATTTCCTTATTTTTACAGACCTTTGAATTTAATAAACAAAATTGAAATTATATAATTTGAAACATGGCATCTATTAATACATTCTGTCCACCAGCTACTATAGGAAGTTTAAATATAACTTCGCGACAAACTGGAGATGTACAACCATTAATCCCTGGCGCTATATATAACTACACATCTTGTAGTGTAACTGTTACAAATCCTTGTAGACATATAGGTCAAAACAGCGCGTTTTCATATAGTCTTGATTTTTCAGAACCGATCACCAGCATAAAGGTCACTATTGTCGGAACTGGTTGGGGAAAACTCCCAGACAATAATGAAAATTTTATTTTTACAACAAGTTCTGGAGTTCCAAATATAAACATAACAAACAGTTGTTATACAACAATTGCAGGAAATCAAGTGTTCTCTGGTAAAGGAACGCCAAAAAATGTAATTGGCCAAGGAACTGGTGGGTTTGTAGCTATAATTAGCTCACCTACCCCATTTACTTCATTAACAATTAGCGGAAATGGTGGAAGCATGGGGTCTATAATCGGATTTGCAGATCCAAAAGTAATACCACCCACAACTACAAGCACTAGTACTACACCAGTTCCTACAACTACAAGCACTAGTACTACACCAGTTCCTACAACTACAAGTACTACACTAGCTCCTACAACTACAAGTACTACACCAGCTCCTACAACTACTACAACTACTACTACTACCACCACCACTACTACCACCACCACTACTACTACCACTACTACACCAGCTCCCACCACCACTACTAGTACTACAAGCACCACCACAACAACCCCAACCCCGACTACCACCACTACAAGCACCACAACACCTGTGCCTATATTGGATGACCCTCCAAATTCTATAGATGTACAGTTTGATGTATTGGATTATAAAGATGAAAATGTATTAAGCTCTTATTCATTAGAAATAACTCCATTAAAATTCATACCAAGGCTTGAAAATATAGAAAATGCAAAAATATTGTGGAATTTTGGAGATGGTACAACCTCAGAAGTTTTAACTGCATTAAAATCTTATAATTATCCAGGAAAATATTATGTTAATTTAGTCGTTTATGATTGTTTCAATCATGCTAAAATTTCTATATATACTGCTGAAATAATGATATATGATTATTTGCCTCACACCTTTTCAATTAATAATTTACCAAACAATTCTGAAATAACTTCATACAGTGGAAAAATAAAAGGACCGTGGACAGTTATTGCAACATATCCAGCATATCAAAATAAAGGAAATGTATTTTATGAAGTTGAAGGCAGCAAAAGCGTACATCATCAAACTCAAAAAACTAATAAATATGGACATTTAGAAAATACATATGGATTATATGATAAATTTTTAAATAAAGGATTAAATTCTTATCAATTTAGAGAAATTGATGATATAGAGGTTTCAAATAACCCGATATATGTTAAAAAACTAAACAAATCAATAGTAAGATGTTCAAAAAATGACGATGGTTCTGAATTTGCAGGTATAAGTGGAAATAAAAACATATATTTCAAAGATGATACACCAACAGATCAAGATATAATTAGATTTTATTTTGATAAAACTAATATATATTCCCCAACATCATCCAAACACGTTTCATATTTTAATACTACATCGATATTATTATCTTGTAAAGTATTGCCAAATACATTATCTGCAAAATATAGCATAACTTCAAATGGATTGGATGGCGAATATTATTCTATTTCATCATTTGATATTAATCCAATACAATTTATAGGTAATAAAATATATTTTACAGTTAAATTGAAAGATGATGATAATTTTTCAATAAAAACCAACCCGATAAGTTCTAGATTTTTTTATGATCCTTATACAATTCAAATTTCAAATAATGAAAATATTGAATTTTATACTACGCCAACTATGATTAAATCTTATTTGGGTGCAGATAGATATTATTTTGATACAAAATATCTTATTGATCTTGATTTAATTTCTGAAAATACAATAAATGGACCTTATCGAATCACAATTTATGATTGGGGAACCGCGCAAATTGCTTTAAGCTCATCTGAATTTTATTTGTATCCAAAAGATTATTATAAAATGTCTAAAAAGCATGAAGATTTTGATATGGGCGAAATCTTAAAAGACTTAAGATTCCAAGAATCATTAATAGACAAAAATGTATTATTTGATGATTTCTTAGGAGCTATTTATAATCAAACAACCCCAATAGATGATAATTTAGGAGCTAAATTATATGAAAAAATATCCAATTTTGTGGAAAACACTCAAGATGTTGATAGAAATGAAATACCAGCTTTAATTTCACAGCTTGAAATGTTGGATGGGGATGTTTTGAAAAATGTTGTCAATTATCCTGAATCTATAAAACGTATTTTAAACTTGATAAGTATATCAAAAAATAAGTTAAATGGTTATGAAAACAAATTTTCAAACAATTTTGATATAAAAGGATACTCTTCAAAAGAAGAATATGGTAAAAATTTAGGAAATCAAATAACCACATTAACTTATACTATAACTGCAGGAATTGATATAGTCGCATTAGAAAAATTCAGCAATACCTATAAGCTTTTAAACACATACATACCTCTTTCAGCATCCAGCATAACTCTAAACAACCAAACATACAAATTAAGTTCATACAATGATACATGGGGGTGGCCTTTGATATTACCAGGTAATTTCACATCCAGAGATTTTGATAAATATTACACATTCTTTGAATATGTAAGTACTTATGATGGAACAATCACTGACTACACATTAGATTTTAATAATTCAATGTGTACAATACCCCAATCAGCATCATATAATGATTTATATAAACAAAATGGTATATTTGATCATATATTGAGAGATAAACTTGCGTCACAATTAAGATTATCTGCATAAATAATCATATATGTCGGTTACTGCACAATTTGGATATCCTGATATTCCAAAATCTATAACAAACGCTAATGTTCAAACAAAAGACGCTTTGGATGTCAGTAATCCGATGTCATTTATATTGTTCATAAAAACAATATCAAATTCTTTCGAACCTTCCAATTTACAAGCTTATTATAATGAATATTTAAAAAGATGGAATTCGATTAAGAAAAATAAAGAAATATCAGATTCAGAATTAATTACTGAAAAATATAGAGAATTTTTAAAAGAAATATCATTAAATTATTCAACTTTAGAAGAACAGAAATTTTTATCAAATCTTGATTTCAATGATCCCTCAGATTTAGAAATTGCGTTACCGTTCTACAGTAAAAAACTCATAGAAATATCTGAGTATTTTAATAAAAAGAGAGAAGAAGCTAAATTTCAATTATTAAAGAAGAAATTAGTAGGTACTAATTATGGATTACAAAAATCAATAAATGATTTTACTATAAATTATTTAGAATCTATACAAGACGGTTCATTTTATTTTAATATAGATGATATTAAAGCAAAATTAGAGATTGAAATTGAAGAATTGTTCGATACATATCCATCATATTTCAATCAAACGCCAAATGAAAGAATATATGATAATAAAGATTTAGATTGGGGTTATGACATATTTTTAAAAACCAACGCTGAATTATTATCCACTACATTTGCCAGCGTTAGTTCTTTATCTGCTCTCAAAGAACTTAACGATTTAATTGATAATAAAAGAAAATTAACAAAAAAATATTTATCAACTGATTTTTATTACATATCAACTGGTCCAACATTATCAGGAAGCACAACGTTCGATTTCGTTTCTGGAAAATTATTTGATGTTAGTAATAATGCAAAAAACTTTTTAAACATTGATTATCCTACAACAGCATCTACTAGAAAAAACAACATACAAACTCCAAGAGAGATTGGATTTTTCAGACCTCATAAAAACGCTATTGTTATAATAGATGGAAAAAATTTATCATTCAATATTAATAGATCAGCATTGGAAGAAAATAAAATTTATTATTTTCCCGATCCTTTGGTTCATGATTCTGAATTAATAACATATTCAATCGATGGTGATTATTTAAAAACAAATTTCACATCTGGGTTAGCAAAAAATCAACCAATACAAACCCAAGACGGTGTTTTTTATCAAGGATATACATCTCAAAATGATATAACCCCAATCCCAGATTTGAGTATGTTATTCAACATGGGATATATACATGATCAAAAGAAAGATGTATATGGAAACACATTCGGATTAATAAAAGACAATTATAATTTTAGAGAAAACATAAGTAGAATTGATTATAATTATATAAAAAGTATGCTCTTAAATGGTTATCAATTTTTTGATGACAATTATAACGAAGGGTTTGATTTCGATTATAGTTATAGTGATTATTATACAACAACTAATAGTACAAAACGATCTGGCCTTTCAACTTACACAAATTCATTTACTGGAGCTTTTGATTATACATATACTTTATTTTTTAGATATTTTACGCCATTTGAAGAATTATATATTCCTCCCGATCAATTAGCTACAAATAATGAAATATTGGAATGTGTAGGATTTAATAAACCAAACGGTGACTTTCATTTAGATCCAATATCTTCAGATTTATCAGCATTTCCAGGTGATGAAAACTATTATTTTTCAAAATTAATAGAAGGCGGCATTCACACATTAACTCCTACAATAATAAGAGGATTAAAAGATCCTTTATTTCCAAGCATAACAGCATCGTTTGAAAATAATTATAAATCTAATATTGTAGAATGTGGATTATTTACAGATAAGTATAATTTTGATGTAGATTTTACTTCCAGAGAATATTCATTTATATCTGATATAGATTCAACCAAATATACATTAACGTCATCTATATCAACAGTGGTGGAAAGATTGTTTGATAGATATGATTTGACAGGGAACATATATGTTAAAAACGTATCAAATCAACAATCTTATAAAATTACAGATTTATTTTCATATTGGAATTTAAAATTTCCAATTGATTTAATCACTGAATTAAATGGATCAATAAAATCATTCGATTTTATAAATGATGTTATATTAATAGAAACTTCCAATTATTTCATGGTTGATAAAGTGAAATATAATTCTGGAAATTTTGAAAATCCCTTGACAGAAGGGATATTTATAAATCATTCTGATAATGATTTCAATAAAATTTCAAATAGATTTAAAATAAACAATGATGTTTATTATTGTTTATTAGAAACATTGTCATCATCATTATCATCAAATAATTTAATAATTTATCCAAAAATATATAAATTTAATACATTAAATTTCACAAATGATGAAATTTTCCCAATATCTATTTCAAAAATAGAAAATAATTCAGGATATTTTGCAATTTCTTCGAATAATGTAAGATATACACATGCTGAAAATCCCATAATTATACACGATAGCAGAGCAAACATATTAAACATATCATTTTTAATAAAAGATCAAAATAATTATTTTTCTTTACAAGAATTTGAATTCGATATCAATTCAAATATGGACTTATTAAATCATACGCAATATTTTGATAATTCATCTATATATTCAAACATTTTCAATAAATCATTACCGTTGATGAATTTAAATGTATTATTATCATCAAATCAACCAACTATATTGAATGAAAATCTTGTATTATGAATACTAAAACTTTAATATTATCAACCACTTCCTCATCATACAACAATGTCATGGATGCTGTGATTCTTAATGATGCAACCGTTTTAAATATATCATTAGGTGATGTTTATGAAGATGTATTGCCTATAAGTTTACAAATAAATTGGGGAGATAATAATATATTATATTATGATAATGATTTGTATAAAGTTTACAGAAAAGAAAGCATAATTCCAGAAGTGATATATGGAAAATTTAGCAAAATATTACAAGATACTTATAGTTTTGAATATTATCCATCAAAAACAGCAACCTATAAAAAAATGACGGCTCAGTTTTTGATAAAATATACAAATAAAGACACTACGTTAATAACTATACCAATTGAAATTAAATCAGCAGATTATTTTGAATCTGTATATGATATGAAAATGATTTCTACTCATATTTTACCAGAAGACGGATTCAAAACTCATAAATTTTTAACAAGCAAAGGCAATTATGTGGTAGAAGTGGAATCACCAATGTCAGAAAACAGATAGTGGGGGAGAGTTCGTTTATAACGGTTCAGTTGATTCTACTGGATTATGGACTAGACCATTGACTGATGCTGAAATTGTCGCTCTTTACAATAATGGCAGCGGCCTTCCATATGAACAGTTTTAAATAATGTATAGTAACTAAATAATTTAGTGGTATCCAATGTATTTCAACTATCATCTTTAAAAAGCTATCAACTGTCTTGTTCATTGGACGGCCTTGAATTTAAGCAATTTGAAAAAACACACAATGGGGGTATACCACTTTATTTTACAGAGTGTTTTTCTGATGCTTGCGATTATAAATCAAAATTCTATACTGATTTTATTTTAACAAAAAACACAAAATCTTCGGATATTTTTAATTTTAAATTTCCAAAACTTGAAGTTGAAAAGTTTTTAACAACAATTCAAGATGAAGGCTTGTATCTTACATGTGTCGGAGTTGAAGAAAGTTATTTCAAAGATGCTTTTCGTTCTGATGAAATTCCTGATTATAGAGGATGTTTGTTTAATAAATTATCATCATCCTCTTCCCCATTAACATCATTCACTTTGGACTTTTTTGAAAAAGAAAAATGTAAAATATCATGTCAAATAGATAATGAAACTTATTATTTGATTTATAATGATGTTAAACAAAACGATCCTTATTTTATCAACGAAAGATTGCTTTCATCCGATGATTCAATAATTCAACCACATCATTTCAATTACATTTATCAAGAAAATTACAATTTTATAACATTTTTTAAAGAAACTGCTGATGGTATATATTATCTATATAGAGATGATCATAGATTAAAAGCATCTTTAATAACAGGTTTTAATAAACTTAATGTTATAGAAAGTGTTTTTAAAATATCCAGAAATAAATATTTCAATTTTGATTTATCTTTGAACAGTACATTCATAACATATAATAATGATGATAATAAAATCGATATAGATAAAAGTGAATTCGATTTAAAAAATAACTTTTTAATACACAAAGGAAATTCAGTTAAAAATTCAAAAAGCAGCATTACAGTTTTAAAAAATCACTTCTTACCTCATTTAGATCAAATATCAAACGCTAATAATTTATTAAGTGGTATTAAAGAGCAATCAAATACAATTTATGTAGATAATATTAGAAATTATACTTCAATATTTGAAGATATTTCTACAGAAAAAGACGATGATTTAGAATTAAATTATGTTTATCATAATAAAAGTTACACTATAGTACCAGGAAAAAATGAATTTGTGGCTCCTGATAATATGTTCCCATTTTCACAACTTAATATAAATGATTCTAAATTAAAAGAAGCTGGGGCGTTTTCATTTCCATCTCCTGACTTGGCAGACAAGGTATATTATTATGATAACGATGTTCAAATAACCAATAATCAACATTATTTATGCACTTGGTTGTCTGGAGCTGCTGGATCTACCAATTCTGTTTGGGTAGATAGATACTATTATCCAGACCGCATAAACAAACAAGATGCATTGAATGGAAAATCAGTTTTTTCTAAAACATATGATGAATACATAGAAGAATATATCGAGGCCAATTCTTCTATATCTGATGGAATTGATAATTTTAAATTTTTTGATAAAAAAAGTGAATTAATTTTCAAACCTAATAAAAAATACATTTACGAGAGAGTTTCTTTTGCGAAAGAAACAACCGAAGCTATCACATATTGTAATACATTTGTATCTAATAAACCATCTAATTACTTTAAAACAATAAACGAATCTGGTCAATTTACATTTGTGTTATATTTCTATGGAAATGGAGAATCTTGGGAAGTTAAAACAGATAGGAATGATGTAAATGCTGGAATTTCTATTGTTAAAACTGGATCAAATGTTACAATTTCCTATATTTTATATGCTACGAATAGCTCAGGACAATTAGCATATAGAAAATACACAAAAACAGTAAATTTCAAAATCTTTAAAGAAAATGCAATATTCATTGGATTTGATTCATATTCAGGTAATGGATATATATTATTCAATGAAGATCCGTTGATGCTGTTTAAAGAACAGGCTGCTAGATTTTCAGAAAGAAATATCATTCTAGGTGACTTTTTTGTATATGAGACTGATAAAGTAACAAATAAAATAAATAAAATCAATTTATTAAGTTATTCAGGATCAAATATATCTGATAAGTTTATAGCTGATAGGTTTTATTCTAAAGATTTAGTGTATTCAATATCTATATCTAAAGGAAAATACAGTATAAATACCATATACATAACATTACCATGTGGTATGAGAAATGGAAGTGATAATATTAAGTTAGTACATACTGTGTGCGGAAATACATCAAGCAAATCTAATAAATCTAATATTTTTGTAAAAAATATTGATATCGAAAATGAAGAAATATTAAACGACTTAGAAAATGAACTTAAATCAAAAATTGAAACTGTTTTACCAGTTTCAAACGATGTAAATATAATTATAAATAAAAAATACAAATGATTTCATATTATAAATATACTGAAGGGGAAGCATTTACAATAAATGGATCTGATTATGTTGGTTTCTTCAACGTGGTTGAAGGTAAAGCGTATACTGGAAAGAAAAAAACAGAAGCTAGTGGAGAATTAGTCCCAAAACAAACATTTATAAGTGAAATATATTTGAGACAATTAGAATTTGATTCTAATTATGTACAAAACATCAATTTATTGTCAGTTTCCCAAGAAAAATTTGATATTTTTACAAAAACTAATTTAGAAAAAGTAATAGATACTATAAATTTAAACAATCTTAACATATATAAAAGTTTAGTTTTACAAAACCCTAACTTTTTAAGTTTATCTAATGCAAATAATCTTTTTTATGGGTTATCTTCAACATATTCTGATATCAGAAATAATGATGATGTCTATGGAAAAACCGTATATACTCAAATAGATCCTTTTAAATATAGTGGCGTTTGGGAATTTTTAGATAACATAAAAAGTGGCACTTTCACAGTTAAAAATAACGATGAATTTGTATATTTTTGCACTGATAATATCAACATATATGCTATAGAAGGAAGTTTCTCAGATCCTTCTAAAAAATTAGAATTATTAGAAATAGATAAATCAACCGATACCAACACTATAAGAAATGTTCTGATAGATGACATCGATTTGAATATTTTTCAAATAAAAGACAGCTCGATTATATTATATGAATATGAACCTTTTATAAATTGTGGAAATTTATTGAAAAAAGACGAAATATATCTTCAAAAAGATTTAAAATTTGTAAGAATTGGAAATTCAATAAGATTAGAAGTTACAAATAGTGATATTTATATTAAAAATAAATATTCAAATGATATTTTTTATAAAGCAGATATAAATTCTTTAAATTTAGGATTGATACTAAACTGTCAAGTTAGAATTATAGATGATTTAATAGCAATAATATCAAAAAATAATAATAAATTTTATATAACATATATAGATCCAGAATTCCCAGATGAAATTTTCAATCAATTTGAATTATTATATTTCAATGATTCAAGTTTTAATTTATTATTTTCTGATATCGATTCAAATATAATTATATTAACTTTTTCAGACTATATTCAAGTAAGATTTATAAGCAATTCCACTTATCCAGCCAGCACATCCAGCAATTATAATTATTCAAAATCAAATTTTAAATATTTAAAAGATCACACCTGGAACACTAATACGCTTTTATATAACTTTTCAAATATTATAAAATGGAACTCTAACGCTTTAAAGTCAAATTCGTACAACAATATATTAATTGATACCAAAAATATTGGAAATTTAAGCTATACCATAGTTCATAATGTTGGTAGAATTTATGCAATAAAAAAAATAGCATCTGAAGATTTTAAAATATTTAAAATTCCTAAAAATTTACCAAAAGCGTTTACTAATGTAGAATGTTCAAACTCTTCTTTTGGCTTGTATTTAAATAACACTTTAAAAAATATAGTCACAGATACTATAAGTATTTTCACAAACAACGAATGCAAGGCAAAAATGTCACAGAATGGAGAAGATGTAATTATTTCAGAACTTGAAAATATAAAAATATCTATAGAAAATATGTTTTTTAATGGAAATGAACAGCTAAATGTCTCAACATTAAACAGAATTTTTGAAACAATTATCGAATTGCAACGAAAATTAATTAATTAATAAATATTGTATAAAATATTCAATGAGTAAATAGTAATATATGCCAAATAGTTTAGAAAATCAATTTATTGCTGATACATTCAAGGCATTATTGCACACTGGAAACATCAGTTTAAGTTCTGGTTCTCCCGATGCTAAAATTTATTCAGGTGATGGGTTTGAATCGTCTTTAAGTGTATCTACAATATCAAATGGAATTAAAGTAAGTGGCGATGCTACAATTTATGGAAATGTTATTTCCAGCAAAAGTGGCAATTTTTCTGGATCTTTAAGTTCTGGTTCTCATACAGTAACTGGAGATTCCAATATAAGTGGAAGTGTTGATGTTGCTGGTGGTATAAATATCGGAGGTTCTTTAAATTCTGGTTCTCATACAGTGACTGGAAATTCTAATATAAGTGGAACTTTAGCTTCTGCTTCTCATACAGTGACTGGAAATTCTAATATAAGTGGAACTGCTAGAGTTGGAGGAACAACAACAATAATTGGATCTTTAAGTTCTGGTTCTCATACAGTGACTGGAAATTCTAATATAAGTGGAACTGCTAGAGTTGGAGGAACAACAACAATAATTGGATCTTTAAGTTCTGGTTCTCATACAGTGACTGGAAATTCTAGAATTACAAACAGGATTGATACTAATACAATCTACGCTGATACATATTTAAATTTACCAAGCACTGATACAAGAGCCGATATAGTAAATCATATCTATCCTGTTGGTAGTATATTTTTATCTTTTACAAATGTAAATCCATCCGTCAGATTCACTGGCACATCATGGGTCCAGGTTTCTCAAGGAAGATTTGTAGTAGGTGTTGGTACTGGTAATGATGGTATTCAAAATAAAATATTTACAGCTGGTAATAACACTGGTGAATATACACATCAACTTACAATAGCAGAAATGCCTAGCCATACACATGAAACTTATGCACAACCTTCAAACGATGGTGATGATGGAGGGGGCAGTGATTGGAATCCTTATTCCTTTTTAACGGAATCTAGTGCTACAGGAGGAGATCAATATCACAACAACACCCCACCTGGGTTTGGTTTGTATGTATGGCAAAGAACAGTGTAATAGAAATTTAAAAATATGGCAAGTGTAGTAATATCAAAAATTAAAGTTAGAAGAGGAACCGATACTCAAAGAAAAAACATAGTATTGGATCAAGGAGAGCTTGGATATACAACGGATACAAACAGATTATATGTTGGCAATGGTGTTATAAATGGTGGTATAGTGGTCGGTTCAAAAATACACCCACCATTATTTTCAACAGGAGATTTAACATCTGTTATATCTGAAGTTGGAGATATTGTTTGGGTTAACGGCATTTTTTATCAATTAATATCTTCTGATTACACCGATTTATATTCATGGAAAAATATAGGAACATTATTAGATTCAGAATATTTTGAATATGATGGAAGTAATCAAATAACTTTAAAAAATAATGTTATCAAGACAGCAAATTTAGCAGATGAGATTAGAGATGGTTTTTCAGTACAAGTCGATAATTCAACAATAGAATATGTCGGAGGAAACATATTAAGAATTAAAGATCTTGGCGTTTCTAAAGAAAAATTACAATCTTATTCAGTAACTAATGATAAATTATCTCCTGATGTTATTGGAAATGGCTTGCAGGGATCTGCTGGATCTCCAATTTCATTAAAAATTGACGGATCTTATTTTTATTTTACTCCAAATGGATCTCTTGGAATTTCTTTATCGGCAATTCAAACATATGGTGATAATATAACAACTGTTAAAAATTTAACAGGTGGGATTGTAGTGAAAACCAATTCTATTGATGAAAATTATATCAAATCATCAATGTTTGGTAATGGAATAAGCGGCGGGGCTGGTAATAAAGTAGCATTAAATGTTGATAATTTAACTTTTGGATTTAATCCAAGCTCTAAACTTAAATTAAATACAAATTCAATTGATGAAACTTATATCACATCATCTACTTTTGGTAAAGGGTTAGTCGGAGGTTCTGGAAACAAAGCAACTTTAAACATAGATCCTACATTTTTTAATTACAATACATTAAGCGCTTTAACATTATTGAGCGCAACAATAGATCATAATTATATTAATTTCGCATCATTTGGTGATGGTATACAAGGAGGAAGTGGAGATTTAATTAAATTAAAAGTAAAGGAAGGATTATTCGATTTTGAAGTTGGTAAATTGCAATTATCAGCAAATAGCGTGACAGAAAAATATATAAATTCAAATGCGTTTGATCGTGGTATAATAGGGGGAAATAATCAAAAAATTTCTGTAAATGCAACAAATAGTTTTTCATTTACATCAGCTAATGAATTAGAACTTAACTCCACACTTGGATATAGTTCTAATACGGCGACAATAAGTTCTATTAATAGCGTAGGATCTATAAGTTTAAGCAGTGGTGTGATTTTTCCTAGAATATCATGGGATGAATTTGGAAGATTGACAGATATTAAGACTTCTATAGTTGAAGTTTTAACTGGAAATTCTAGTTTAAGCGGATTCAATGTAAGTAATTCACTATCTTCAATTTTCAATGGTTATATCACACAAGGACCACAAAACAGTGCAAATATTACAAGATTTACAGCAACAGATCACAGAAACAACACATATGTATTATCAAGTGCTGGATTTTTAGCAATTTCTCATGAAAATACAAGCTTATCTGGACAAAGACTAAAAAGATTTGCAATTCCAATATTTGCTTATTAATTTCATCACATAAATAATATTATGCCTAATTCAATAGAAATTTTCGAAAATACATTACTTCAATTAATTACAAGACAAGGTACTGATAATGATAGAACCGAAGTAATTTTAAAATCTGGAGAACTAGGGTACACAACTGATACAAAACGTTTATTTGTTGGGGATGGTAGTGAATATGGAGGCAACGTAGTTGGTAATAAGTTCAGAGGATATACCACCAATTTAACAAGTTTAGGTAGTGGTTTAGTTGGAGACATTGCATATAAAACAGATGAAAATAGCATATACGCTATTTTATCAGGAGATGGTACAAATTCAGCAAACTGGAGAAAAATAGGGGGTGTATATACTGCAGCAGATGGAAGCATCAATATAACAGTAGATAATAAAATTTCTGTATTGAGTTTATCAGCTGGAACAATTTCGCATGACTTGATGGGACAATCTATAATTTTAGATTCTACAAAAAGATTAACATTGTCTTCAACGATAGCAACGAATTCAATCGTACCTCAAAGAAACACACAATATTTAAAACTTCCCGAATATTTATCTATAAATTCAAATGAATACACCTTTCCGATAGGTGAATTAGGAAATAATAAATATTTAAAAACCGATGCAGTTGGAAGATTATCATGGAGCGCTTTGGGATCTAATGTTAATTATTTTACATATAATAGCGGTGGTATATTACCAGTTGGAACTATAATATCTACATTAACATCAACGAATTTAAATACCGATTGGGTAATTTGCAATGGACAATTATTAGCTGGTGTTAATTATCCAGAATTATCGGCTGTTATAGGAACAACATTCGGTGGAAACACAAGCGCATTTAGAGTTCCTAACTTAAACAATGATATGTTATATGGGACAAGTTCAAGTCCTTATAATTCTACCATTTATACATTCACATCTGGCACATCAGCAAATAGATCACAATTGTCGGCTATTGGTGTGAACTTTTTCGTAAAAGCAAAACCAGACAAGGTAATAAAAGGAACTTTACAAATTGATTCTCCATTAAATGTAACAATAAATGGAACGAATAGAAATGATACAAAAATTTCAGCATTAACTACATTAGACAGTGATGTTAAAATTTCTTTACCATCTAGTAGAATTAAAGTAAGCTATCCCCTCGGAGTTGCTAAAGATTTATCAGATGTTACTGGATCTTATGTAAGTATTTTTAATGGTGATTTAGATATAACTGGACCAACTAATACTTTAAAAGTTGATGTTCCTTTAAAATTAACAGTCGATGGAACCGATAGGACTGGAACAGCTGTAAGTCCATATAATGGAAATCTTAACATACAATTAAACACCTCAAATACAATAAAAGTAGACACTCCTTTATCATTAACTGTGGATGGAAGTGATAAAACTGGACAAACTGTTGATTTAGACACTCCAAATCAAAATATGGTGGTTGATTTAAATTTCACTAATATGATGAATACGATTTACCCAATCGGATCTATTATATTTTCTATAGATAGTTTAAATCCTCAAAATAGATTCGGAGGAACGTGGGTTCAAATATCTCAAGGAAGATTTGTAGTAGGTTTTGGCACGGGTAATGACGGTATTCAAAATAAAGCATTTGCAGCTGGTAATAACACTGGTGAATATGAACATCAACTTACAATAGCAGAAATGCCAAATCATACTCACCCAAACTCAAAAACTATAGGTGGGTCTACAGGTGATAAAAGTAAACCGTATTTATATATGACGTATGCCGATGGTGGTCAGTCATCGTTTGGACCTGTTTCACCCACTGATGGTGCTGGGGGAGGACAATATCATAATAATACTCCTCCAGGTTTCGGTATGTATGTTTGGCAAAGAACTGCTTTAGCTTAATAATCAATGAGTGTTCCAAATGATATTTTATTACCAGTTAATGCGAAGTATATTAGTTTTGTTGATCCAAAATTAAAATTCAATCCGCATTATGATGTAGTGTGGAGTTTTCAAATAGCACTTACAGGTACAGAACACGCATTTTCAACTTTTTTAGTTAATAATTCTAATTTCACTCCTGAAAAAGGACATTATTTAGGACTTCCAATAGATATTAATGCTATAACTACGGAATTATTAATACCAATCACCACAGAATATAGTGAATATATAACAACACAAGAATCTTTATCAACGACATTGATTAGCATATCATTTGATACCACTGGTTTCAACGCATTATCAACGCCTTTTAGAGAAGGATTGAAAAGATCTGAAATTAAAAGAAATAGTTTAACAATAAGAAATGATAATCAAGAAGTAATATATCATAATGCACTTTCAGCATTAGCATTATCTGGATCGCAAACAACATTCGTGATGACATCATCACAAACATATTGGCAAACTTTAAGATTTAGATTATCTAACTTGGGGTCTAAATTAGATATTGATTTAAAAACTGATAATGATTATGTAACTATATTTTCATTACCTGTAAATATTTCAATCACAAATGAAAATCAAATATATGCAGGTTTTTCATTCACATCTCCAGTATCATCAACATTAACTCCAAACTCTACATTATTTTTGAATAATTTCCATATTCAAGGAAATACATCAACCCCCACATATGAAATTATAGATAACAATCCTTTTGTTATTGATACAGATCCAGATTATCAAATTTTTGATAATAACTTGACTATCATTCCAAAAGCATAATATATTATAATGAATAATTTCAATATTGAAGAACAATTAAATAAATCCGTAGAATGTGTTAATTTAATTAAAGATGAAAATAGTGGAAATTTATATTGTAAATATCTAACAAACAGAACTGGCACATTATTTTCAGCAAATAATAAAGCGTTATGTAATTTTATATGTTCTAAAAAAGGACCATATAACAATAAACCAATTTCTGCAAATGAAGAAAAAGAATTTGTTGTAGAATCTATAAAGAAATTAAATCAACCATCGAAAGAAACAATTCAAAATATATTAAAACAATATAATCTAAATTTTGATATTAAAGTTCCTAGATATTATAGTGAAATAAAAAACAATTTAGAATTTTTAAAAAATTATAAAGGATTTAAAAAATTTACACTAACAGGACCGTGTATAACTATAAATTCAGGAATTGAATATTCAAATATTGATATAGTTATTTGGTTTGATTCATTAGATGATTATTTAAATCAAAAAATAAAAGAATTACTACCGAATAGCATAAACAATACTCCTGTAAATTATCATATATTTACAGGAAATGATGAAGAAATTTCATCTTTATTTTTTTCTCAATTAGACGTTGAAAATAAAATAATATATTTTTCAAAATGGTTTAATATGAATATCAGATCATTACCATTTAATTTTGAAGTTAAGTCTTGTATATATGAGGGATATGATCTTGAATTTATTGAAAAAATTAATGCCATAGATAAAGAAAATGTAAAAGCTAGAATTGGATGGAGGTCCGTTTCAGAATCTTGGAATAAAGCTTCACAATTTATAGATGCGGTTAGTAGCAGAGGATTGATTTCAACAGTATTAGACTATACAGGGGTTGATAATAAAGGTGGAGAAAGAGTATCCGATGAAATTTATAATTTAAGAAGAGAATCTTGTTTTGGGAGTTCTGAAAAAAATATTAAACCTTGTCATTTTTTGTCAAAAGATTCTGATGATATGCATTTTTGCAAAGCGTGTGGATGTGGTACAAATAAACTCGCTGTATTAAATCCAAGACAAGAAGATGGATATTCTAAATTACATTATCCAAATTTAGAATGCCCTTTGGCAAAACCAGGATTTTCTAATCATACTACACAGTAATATTATTTGAAAATTCTTCATCAATTAAATAATTATCGACCATGGCGGAGTGTAACGGATTAAAAATAACAGCGAGATATTCCAATTCGGAAGGTCCGTGTCCTCGTGGGCATCAATGTGATAATGCGGCGTGGAATCTTTATTTAGGGAAAATTTTCATAGGAGAAATAAATTTAAATAATGTAAACGATGGCGGAAATAGAGTTAGTGAATTATATGCAACTGGTGATGACATAAACGATTATATTTCCGAATTTGGATGTAATTTAAAATTTGAAGCTAAGTGCGTTAATGAATATTGCCATTCCAATATCACTTGGTATCAAGTAGAAACTGATGATGGTGAAATATTATTAGATAGTTGTGTTTTAGATTCTTTTGAATTGGATTGTTGCGGTGGAGGACCACCCCCACCACCAGTATCTACAACCACTAGAAGACCTACAACAACCACCACCAGAAGACCAACTACAACAACCAGCACAACAACTGCAACTACTACTAGAAGACCCACAACTACTACTAGAAGACCCACAACTACTACTACTAGAACTACTGATAGGTGTGATCCATCAACACAACGACCTCCAATAATTAATGATCCAACAGACGCAGAATTAACTACTATACCTTCTACAAATTCACCATGGGACATAATATTGATTGACCCTAGTTTACCTTTAAATTCTGATACTATTTTAACAACTACTACTAGCAGCACTACAACAAGCACCACCACACCAAGACCTATTATTATACCATCCACCACAATTCAACCTTGTGAAAAAGATTGTAATAAACTAGGATATTAATAAATATTATATTGTGTAGAAGATAAAATATGGCTTATAACTGCATATCTCCAGGATTAACGATTGAGGTAGTCTATAGATTAAACTCATGCTCTGGATTTCATCAATGTAATGTTGCTATTTATAATTTTATAGTAAATGGACAATTTAAAGGGGAAGTAAATTTAAATAATGGTAATGATGGCGGTGCGCGAGGAACTTCATTTTATTTATCTTCATCAGAAGCAACTGAATTATTAGTACAAACAAATGGAATTTTATACTTTGGAATATTTTGCGCGTTAGAAAATTGTCATGCAAACTTACCACAAGTTATAATAACAGATGATACAGGGGCAACATTATTCAATGATTGTTTATATAATGCATCTTCAAATATTGATTTGAATGTAATATGTGAAACTACTCCACCTCCTACAAGCACTACAACACCAACTCCTACAAGTACCACAACATCAGCTCCTACAAGTACAACTACAACAACCACAACTACTCCAAAACCTCCAGTACCAACAACACTTCCACAACCTCCAATAGATCCCAACGATCCAATCGAATTGGATTCGATACCTTCTGAAAATTCAGATAGAGATATAACTCTAATTGATTCGATAAATCCATTAACATCAGATGTTGTTTTGACAACAACTACCACTACAACAACTACCACTACAACAACCACAACTTTAAATCCCACATCAACCACCATTTCTCAAATATGTAAATCGGATTGTGATAAGTTGGGATATTAATATCAACAAATAAAATATATGAATGATACAAACATTATAACAACAGACAATGAAAACATCGATTGTGTTAATCTTTTAAAGAATGCATCTGGTAAAAAATATTGCAAATTTTTATCAAATAAAATTGGAAAAGAATTTCAAACATGTTCTGAATTATGTAAAATGCATTGTTTTGAAACTGGACCATATAACAATAAATCAATTTCAAAAGAACAAGAAAAAGATTTTATTGTAAAATCAATCAAAGAATATGATATATCTTCATTAAAATCTGTTGAAAAAATATTAGATGATTATGATTCATTTTTTGATATATCAGTTCCTATTTTTTATATTGATATATTACAAAATTTAAAATTTTTAAATAAATTTAACGGATTTAAAAAATTCACATTAACTGGAGATTGTATTATAACTTCCAAACAATCGGATTTAAAAAATTTAGATATTGTTCTTTGGTTTGATTCTATGCAAAATTTTATTAATCAAAATGTAAAATCGGAATTACCAGAAATTATCAATAATATAAAAACAAATTATTATATATATACAGGAAATATTGAAAATGTATCAGATGTTATATATCCACAATTAGATGTTGAAAATAGAAGTATATACAAATCTAAGTACTTCAATATGCAAATTAGAGGATTGCAAGTAGGTCTTCAAATAAAAGAAAATTTAAACGAAGAAAATAATATTATTAAAATTGATAATACAGAAGATATCAACAAAGAAAAAATAAAACCAAAACTTGGTTGGAATTTGGTTGCAGAATCTTGGAGTAAAGCTTCACAATTTATAGATGCTGCTAGTAGTAGAGGCTTGATTTCAACAATGTTGGATTACACAGGAGTTGATAATAAAGGTGGAGAAAGAGTATCCGATGAAATTTATAATTTAAGAAGAGAATCTTGTTTTGGAAATATTGAAAAGAACATAGAACCTTGTCAATTTTTGTCAAAAGATCCTGATGATATGTACTTTTGCAAAGGATGTGGATGTGGGTCAAATAAACTTGCTGTATTAAATCCAAGACAAGAAGATGGATATTCTAAATTACATTATCCAAATTTAGAATGTCCTTTGGCAAAACCAGGATTTTCTAATTATATAGAATGATTGTTAATCCGCTACATTTAAATTTGTCAATAAATAATAATTAAGCATGGTTACATTAACTGTAAATGGTTCTCCATATTCTGCCGCTATAAGTGCGGTCAATGATGAAGATTGGTATAATTTTACACCAAGTTCCACCAGTCTTTATACAATGAGGACATATGGAAATACAGATATGTTGATGTATCTGTATGACAGCGATCAAACAACCCCATTAGCTTCTGATGATGATAGTGGCGGTAATGGTCAATCGTTAATAACATATAATTTAAATGCTAGTCAAATCTATTATTTAAAATTAAGAGGATATGGTTCAAGTACTGGAAATTATGAAGTTGCTGTATTTTTACAAAATCCAAGTTTTACATCTTGTTATGGTACTACATTATTAAACGCTTGTAACTGTAATTCTGGTTCTATAAGCAGATTTTATACTGGATCATTAGGAATTAATACTGTAATATACACTGATAATAGTTTATCAAGCTTTTCAGCAGATGGATTATATCGAGTAAATTCATCAACAGTTTATGTTTTAAGTAGTGGAAATGGAACTATCAATAATATAAGATCATGTCCCAGCAACATTTACTTATATTATGGAGCAACTTCGGGTTCTGCTTGTACTAGTAACACTGGTTCAACTGTATATTATTTTGGATCTTTTAATGTAGGAACCACTCTATACACTTCAGATTTAACTACTACAGTAACTGATGGATATTATAGAAGTGGAAACACAAGATACTTAACAACTGGTGGTGTTATTCAATCTTCTTCAACTTGTCCAAATTCGATTACTTTATATTTTGGTTCTACTAAAGGAACATCGTGTACCAATAACAGCGGGGCAACGGTTTATTACACTGGTTCTTTTACCACAGGAACTACATTATATACTGATGCTAGTTTAACCACTACAGTATCTAATGGATATTATAGAAGTGGAAGTACATCATATCTAGTATCTAGTGGGGTTATTCAATCTTCTTCAAATTGTCCAAGTATAATTTATCTGGAGTTTGGATCTACTAAAGGAATTGCTTGTACAAATGGAACTGGAACAACTGTATATTACACTGGGTCTTTTACCACAGGAACGACTCTATATGCTGACGCAGATTTAACTACAACAGTAACCGATGGACATTATAATTATTACGGATCGATATATCTAACAAGCGGTGGAGTTATTCAATCTATTTCAAATTGTCCAAGTATAATTTATCTGGAGTTTGGATCTACTAAAGGAATTGCTTGTACAAACGGTGTTCAAATTACTACATATTACGAAGGATCTTTCGGTATAGGAACTGAATTATATAGCGATGCTGATTTAACTACCGCAGTATCCAATGGATATTATAATTATTATGGAACGATATATTATGTAGTTAGTGGAGTTGTTGATTCATCTTCGTCTTGCCCAAGTTCACTTTATATAAATTTTGGATCTACAAAAGAAATCATATGCGGTGGTGGTGCTAGTGCTACAACTGTATATTATGAAGGATATTTCGATATAGGAACTGCATTATATAGTGATGTTGATTTAATTACCCCTGCATCTGATGGATATTATAATTATTATGGAACGATATATTATGTAGTTAGTGGAGTTGTTGATTCATCTTCAACTTGTCCAAATTATATTGTTGTATATTTCGGATCTACTGTAGGAACTGCTTGCGCTAATAATACTGGAACAACGGTATTCTATACTGGTTCTTTTACTACAGGAACCACATTATATACTGATGCTGATTTAACTACAACAGTTTCTGATGGGTATTATAAATATGGAAGTTTAGTATATCTAACAAGCAGTGGAGTTATTCAATCTTCTTCAAATTGTCCAACTTCATCTTATTTGTATTTTGGATCTACAGTAGGAACTGCGTGTGTTGGTGGTACTGGTACAACTGTATATTATATCGGTACTCTTAATATAGGAAATACATTATATTCAAATGCTATTTTAACAACTACGGTATCTGATGGATATTATAGAAGTGGAAGTACAGTATATCAAACAATAGGTGGAGTTATTCAATCTCCTTTATTAACTTGTCCAACTGCACGTTCTGCAGTTTTTGGGTCTACTGTAGGAACTGCGTGTGTTGGTGGTACTAGTACGACTGTATATCACACAGGGTCTCTTGGAATAGGAACTATATTATACACCACTGTTAGCTTAACCACCACAGTATCTGATGGATATTATAGAAGTGGAAGTACAGTATATCAAACAATAGATGGAGTTATTCAATCTTCTTCAACTTGTCCAAATTCAATTTATTTGTATTTCGGATCTACAGTAGGAACTTCGTGTACTAGTAATACTGGATCAACTAGATATTATATCGGCGCTCTTAGTGTAGGAAATACATTATATACAGATGCTGATTTAACCATAACTGTTCCTAATGGATATCATAGAAGTGGAAGTACAGTATATCAAACAATAGATGGAGTTATTCAATCTTCTTCAACTTGTCCAAATTCAATTTATTTGTATTTCGGATCTACAGTAGGAACTTCGTGTACTAGTAATACTGGATCAACTAGATATTATATCGGCGCTCTTAGTGTAGGAAATACATTATATACAGATGCTGATTTAACCATAACTGTTCCTAATGGATATCATAGAAGTGGAAGTACAGTATATCAAACAATAGATGGAGTTATTCAATCTTCTTCAACTTGTCCAAATTCAATTTATTTGTATTTCGGATCTACAGTAGGAACTTCGTGTACTAGTAATACTGGATCAACTAGATATTATACAGGATCTTTCGAAATAGGAACTATATTATATACAGATGCTGATTTAACTACAGTAGTATCTGATGGATATCATAGAAGTGGAAGTACAGTATATCAAACAATAGATGGAGTTATTCAATCTTCATCTTCTTGTCCAAATTCTACTTATTTAGATTTTGGATCTACTGTAGGAAATGCATGTACTAGTAATACTGGATCAACTGTATATTATACAGGATCTTTCGAAATAGGAACTACATTATATACTGATGCTGATTTAACTACTGTTGTTTCTGATGGGTATTATAATTATTACGGAACGGTATTTCTAGTATCTAGTGGGGTTATTCAATCTTCATCTTCTTGTCCAAATTCTACTTATTTAGATTTTGGATCTACTGTAGGAAATGCATGTACTAGTAATACTGGATCAACTGTATATTATACAGGATCTTTCGAAATAGGAACTA